TTGGGAGGGGGGGGGGGTGGGGGGAGTTTGAGCAGGCTGTGTTCACCTGCGTCAAGCGCTTGCATGAGGCCGGACGGGTGATCTTCATCAGCCGGCACGGCTACACCTGGGTGGTGCCCCCCTACGTCGACCATGAGCCTGAAGAGCTGGTCGATGAGCCTGACATGGTCAACCGCCCGTACAACTGGGATCGCCTGTAGTTTCAACAACAAAGGAGACAGAGATGGACGTCAAGATTAGCATTCCCGATGACAAGATTCGGGGCCTGTTGTGCTGTGCCCTGGAGGGCGGCAGCAACTACTGGTACCAGATCGTCGGCGAAGAGCTGCGCGATGGCCTCACCCACAAGGACTTCCAGGAGGGGGGGAGCCAGACGGGAGAGACCTACTGGCACCCGTCGCAGCTGATCCCGTTTGTGGAGGGCTGCTCGGTGGTGTTCTCCACCGATGATGACCCCGACAGCCGCTACAAGCTGGACAAGGCCGCCATCGAGAAGGGGCTGGCGCTGATGCAGCAGAAGTACACCCGCCACTGGGGTGACTTCATGGCGGAGAACGATGATGCCACTACGGGGGATGTATTCCTCCAGCTCTGCCTTTTTGGTTCTGTCGTTTACGGGTAGTACCTGATTCATCTGTAGTACTTCAAAACAATCGAGGAGAAATGCCATGTGTAAATTCGTGGCCCTGGGCGTACAGCTCCGCCGTAAGGTGACTAAGCAGGCCCAGCAGAGTGCTGCTGTTGATGCAGACCCCCGGGTGATGGGGGATAATTCGTTGGAGTGTAGGGGCACCAGCCCTGCGCTGACTCAAGATGTTGAGGCTACTGGCGTATGCCTGCCCTCACCTGTTGTGGATGTCGAGGTGGGTCAGGTGGTGATGAGCCGGCGGGACGCTGAGGAAATCGAGGCGCGCGTGGATGCGCTGAACGCCCGGTTCTCTGAGGATATGCACGCGATCCGTAGGCGGGGGGCCCGATTCAAGGCGAGGCTTGAAGAAATCTGGGTGGCTCGCAAGAAGTGGGATGCCGAGCCTGATGTTCGGTTGGATGCGGCCTTGTGCGGGCTGGAGAAAGCTCTGGGCTGGTACCTGGAGGCTGAGCACATGCTGGTGGCCTCCCGTGCCCCGGGGAAAGCAGGTCAGATTGTGACGACTCAAGGCCTGTTGACAGCTCGGAGCCGGGGTGACAGCCCGATGGCAGGCCTTATGGCTGCCCAGGACGCCGTGGAGAGGGCTGGGCGGGACCTGAAGATGCTGGACAGGCCTGGGGTACGTAAAGGGATGAGCAAGGCAGGCAGGGCCATGCTGGATGACGTGCTGGGGCAGGCCGCCAGGGCACTGAAGGTCGAGAAAGCTGCCCGGGCTGAGCTGGTACGTGCACGCAAGGAGCAGGAGAAGGAGAAGGTTGAGCAGATGAGGCTGGGGATGGGGGGGGATGTGAAGGGGAAGCAGCAGCCCACCCTGCGCCACCGGCCTGCCATGGGGCAGGTTCGTATTGACCGTGAGCTCGTCCAGAAGAGGGTAGGGAACAGGTTTGCTTCGGGCAAGGTTGCCCGCCCGGTCTACACCTTCGTCGGCAGGGGGGGCAAGTAGGATGCCACGTCCAAGCATGCACACTGCTATCTGCAATGAGGCGCTGGCTGAAATGTTTCATCCAGTCAATGAGCAACGCCGCTTGCATCATCCAGACACCCGGATGTTCCTCTACGAGCCGGGTAATGCCACCAGCTACGAGGTGTGCCTGACTCTGGCGCCAATGACCGAGCCCACGGCCCATGATCTACTATCCGTGGTCAATTTCCACGCCAGCATGTGGTTGCCCCAGGGCTGCTGGATCCACCCGAACTATATGATGGAGAAGCTGAGGCTCAGGTACGACGGGGATGCCGCGGCCCTGTCTCATATGATCAACTTCATCCGCGGGATCGAGGGGTAGACCATGTCTCTGAAGAAGACCGAAGTAGAGGGCCCTGTCTTCCAAGACCTGTCTGACATGGGGTTGAATGAGAAGAAGAATCGGCGGGACAGGTGGAAGCGCCGCAAGAAGGGTAAGAAGGGGAAGGGTCGCAAGACCTCCGGCAAGCCCGTCTCTATTGACGGGGAGTTCGGGGAGCTGCTCGACAGGATGCTAGTTCGATGAGGCACATCACCCATGAAGCTCTGGCCTCCTTGTATCCTTGCAGGGATCAGTTCAAACGGTTCAAGCAGATGTTCCCGAAGAGTCGGTACCCATACGGGATGCCTGTGACCATACGCAACATAACCTTGTTGGCAGCTGAGACAGACACTAACAACTCGGACCACAATCTGCATGTCTGGTTCCTTCACTTACTTCTACCTGACAACATGACTAATGCCTTCTCGGAGATGACCCTCAGTGGTGCCTTTCCAGGATCGTACAATACAGCCCGCCAGCGGGCACACCGGTCATCAGACCCTGGGCAGGTATATGAGGACTTTGGTCTTTTCTTGGCTGAGTTAACAGCTGCATTGCAGGCAGAGGACTTGTCATGAGTGAGAGGAATCGTGCGAAGAAAGACGAGGCTGCGGCATTACGCCGTGATGAGATGATCCAAGGGTTGGAGCGGGAGCTGAACTCAGCCCGTAAGGATGGACGCCGATGCCACAAGCAGGCTGCCGAGCTGAAGAGCCTGAACAAGGGGCTTCGGGGATCGCTGGAAGCCGTGCGTGTGAACCGGGATAGCCTACTCGTAGGAAACGAGGAGATGTACGAGTCCCTGTGCGAGCAGGAGACGGCCGTGCGTGATGGTATAGGGACCATCAAGGTCCTGCAGGGGGATGTCCGGCGGGCTTATTGGCTCGCCGCGGCCGGTTGGTTTGGCTTCCTGATTATGGTTGGGCTGGTGGTCCTATGACACCGCGGCAGCGCAGCGACATGCACATCTGGGGCCTGCTCCTGATCTCCTTGGTGTTGTTGTTCGCTCTGATATGGTTGGGCCGACAACCTTGGCTGCTGAACTGTGTAGGTACGGGAACCTGGTGATCTGATGAGGAGAAAGACAACCAGGACCGCCGGCCGCAAGGTCGGTGAGTGGGGTGGCAAGCCTATCTATGGGATGCCTGTGTGCATGACCAGAGGGGGGATGTTCCGTTACTTCTTCGTGATGGAAGGAACAAACAAGGTCTACATGAGCTTCTTCGATACGGTAGACGACGTTCTTGTTCCCCCGTCCCCTTCTGACGATCTTGGAGAGCCTGCCGTGCGTACCAGTGACGGGGGGCACAATTCCATTGAACATTCATTCCTGCACCCTGCCCAAGCATTCGCTGAGGTAGAACGGCGTCGGAAGAAGGAGAGGCCTGTCCGTAAGGTGGCCAGGGTTGTCCGTAAGATTAAGTGCCCCGGGTGCGATGAGTCCTTGTCCTTGCGTATGAACATCAGCCTCGAGGAGGAATAACCCATGACTGATGCACAAAGGATGTGGATGCTCGCCAAGGAGACAGGTTTCTCCCTGATCGTGGACCGTGGTGACTGCAAGTTTCTGCTGATACCTGTCAAAGGGTACCTGGCGGCCAACGACAAAACAGAGGTGCCCGAGGCTGACCTGCTGGTCGTCCTGAAGATGCCGTTCTCTTTGGCACGAATAGGACGTCCCTCGGTGTTCATTTCTGACCTGACCCCGGACGAGATGATGCCCTCTTGGATCGCTGGTCAGCTGTCTCTCATGAGTGCATTAGAAGGTCGATGGGGGGCACGTCCCCAAATGTCAGCGGCCGAGGTAACTGGTATTGTCCTCGGCCTGATAAAAGAACTCAATGGGGTGGTAAGCTAATGCTAATAATTGATAGGTGTGAAGAGTATCTGGCCGAGGTGAGAGCCGCGGCGGACAAGCTTGGGGTAGAGATGAGGGAGCAGCTGGAGGGGGAACTGACTTACCTCGCCGAGTATGCCTGCCATGGAGATCCGGAGGCTACCAGGTGCCATCTCGGTACCGACTTTGCGCCACTGTCCTTCTCCTTTGCAATGGAGCAGAGAGGGGAAGATGGAGAGTATCGTCACTGGTTTTCCGGCGGTTTAATTTGGCATGGCCGGCATGACAATGGTGGAGATGGTGGGGCACCAACCCTGTCCGTTTGTTTGACACCGCAGGATGGTTGGAGTGTGCATACCTGATGGGCCTGTGGAATGTACCTGAGGTAGATGCTAATGGCGAGGCCTTTTACCGCTGGGAGGTCACCCGCGATAGACTCCTCGAGAGATCTATCAAAAAGCACGGCGCGAAGCGGGCCGATGGGTCTGACTGGGATAACAGTGCCGTAGGGACGAAGGGACCATCCAACCTCAATTCCGAGGTGAGGGGGAATGCAGCCAGGTTCAGTCTGTATGACGACGACGGTAACTGCCACTACGAAGGGATAATCTATGGGGAGTACAGCGGCTTCGAGCCCCTCGATGACTTCGGTATGCCGAATGCTGGATGTACAGCCATCAAGATCAATGGAGAGTGGTTATGACCAAGAAGTATGAAGTGACGGCTGACTTCGTCGATAAGTGCTCCCCTTGCTATCTGCAGGATGGGCACAACAGGGATGGTGAGCTGTTGTTGTATTGCTCGCCGAACTGGGGTGATGCCGGTGCGGCTGTCGAAGACCTGATGGGCAGCGAGCATACCTGGGACGGTGTGCCTGATGGGGTTGGGAATGAGCAGATCGGTGCTGCCCTGGACGCTGAGTTAACCCGCGCGCATGAGGCTGATCCGACACTGTTCTGGCCTGTCAACAAGAAGGGCAATCCGATGCCTGAAGAACATGTTGACGAGGAGATCGGCTGGGTGCCGCCCGAGGAGCAGCCAAACATCTACGTGGTGCTCAAGTGGAAAGAGATCGAAGTGGTGCGCCATCGGGTGTTCGTTGAGATCGAGGTGCAGTGCCTCGACGATCAGCGCGAGGACGTTGAGCAGTGCGTGGCGGACGCCATCGCCGGCAGCACGGCCATTGAGGCCATCCGCACGTCGCTCGAGTACTCGGATGCCTGCCCCGAGACCGAGGTCATCGGGGGGGAGGTGCTCGACAACGTCGACCAACGCCTTGAAAAGTACGTCGTCCTGGTTGAGCAGCCGGACTCCCTGCTGTCGCTGGCCCGAGTCTCCCTGTGGCCCAACGATGCCCGGGAGATCTGGGTCAAGTCCAAGGATGGACGCTACGGCTTTGCAGTGAGCGGGGGCGAGGGCCCTGCCGGCTTTGGCCTGCGTGTTAAGCCCTTCAGCCGGGGCAACGTCGACATTGGTGGCAACCATGGGCCTGATTGGGAGGTGTTTCATGTGGGGGATGTCCAGCCAGACGTGAGCATCACCGCCTATAAATCGGACGAGAGATCACAGCAATTTCGTAAGTGGGTGGCCAAGGAAGGCCCTCACCCCGATCAGATCACCGAGGAGGAGTAGAGAGCGGGAGTACGATGTGCATCTGAGTCCAGAGAAGGGGGAGACCCTCGCCAGGGCAGAGCTGATCAAGCTGTGCCGCCAGGTGGTGGACAAGTTTGAGGGCGACGAGTTCTTCGACCCAGACAAAGTTGTTGAGGACCCCAGCCCTGATGATGGGGGGGATGGGAGCTGATGTTCTTCATCGACGAGCCTATGTGGATGCAAGATCGGCGGCGCGCATGACTCTGTATCGAGGCGCCCGAGAGCTGGCTGAACGGTGGGCACGGGAAGATGTGAAGGCTGTACTCACTGAAGAACAGATTGAGCACTGGTTCTATGATGGGGCCAGGCCGGATGAGTGGGCTGACCGCCGAACCATCGATACCTGGTGTGACGAGGGTGATACGATCGGTCTCTCTGAATTCTTGCCTGAGCATCAAGATGATAAGGCCAGTAAAGAGGACCGTGATCTGCTGTGGGATTATTACAGGCCTGAGTACAACGGCGCCCTGGCCCTGGCCATCAAAATGATCAAGAAACGCTACGACAAGGAGGTCACGCCGCTGTTCGAGGCAGCCGGCGAGGACGATGACCGCCTCGAGAAAGCCAGCGAGGCTGGTTGTGAGCTGCTGGCTGATGTGGCTCTGAAGGTAGCAAAGGAGATAACTTATGAGTAGGCAAGTCTGCTGCCCCGACTGCGGTGAGGCCGAGCCCAGGTTTGTTATCCAGCTGCCTGCGACCTTCAAGTGGGACGGGGTCATGGACCTGGCGTTGCTGGATGAACACCTGGTTGGTACTGAGTTCCCGATTGAGGATGGGGCCACCGTGGTTTGCAACGACTGCGACTGGACCGGTCGGGTCTATGACCTTCAGCCTGTGGCAGCCAAGGTGCAGCCTGAGATCACGTTGCATGTGCAGCCGGAGGATGACATCCCTGTTCGGGGCAACGCTATGGCAAGCGGGGATGATGCCTACGACAAGGAAGTCGAGGACGAGATCATCCGTCGGCTTGAGGGGGGAGATGTCTGGGCCTGGGCCAAGGTCGAGGTACGTGCCACCTATAAGGGCTTGTACGGTTCAGCCTTCCTCGGCGCCTGCAGCTACAAGGATGAAAAGGGGTTCAAGGAGGCAGGGGGCTACTACGGGCAGATGGTTGGGGAAGCCTGCCGTGAGCTGCAAGACCTGATTGATAAGGTGGGTGGTGCGAAGATCGAGGTGCCTGCCTGATGTTCCACTCTGATTGTAGGGACAGGGCAAGCTACATGACCTGCTGGTACGATAAGGACAGCCTCGACGAGAAGGGGATGACCTGTCGGGTGGAGCTGCCAGTAGAGGCTGGGGACCGGCCTTGCTATGGAGACCAAGAGAAACAAGAGCAGGGGGTCCATCTTGCTCCGACTCGATGTGTTGGAGCCGACTGTGGCAACTGCACCGAGTCTGTTGAGGTCTACATTGTCTGGGAAGTTTGTACGGTATGTGATGGCCGAGGCAGCCATGTCAATCCCGGTATAGATGCCGATGGGATTACAGGTTCGGAGATGGCTGAGCTGGGCCCTGAGTTTCAGCGGAGCTACATGAGGGGTGACTACGATGTGCCGTGCTACGGCTGCGGTGGCCGTCGTGTCGAGCCTGTACCCTCACCGGACGATCCGAATTGTGCCCGGGTGAGGAAGCGGATTGGGATGCGTGCTGAGTGGGCTGCTGAGGAAGCCTGGGAAGCCAGGATGGGATACTAAAGGAGGGAGGACAATGAGCGATGTGAGATTGATACCTGAAGTTGATGGGGAATACGCCGGGGGGCTGATGGATGAGCGAGAGCCAGGAGAAGAGCTGACGGTCAGGATCTCCAATCCCGACGCCGAGAATGGGTATGGTGAATGCCGAGGTGGTTTGTCCTGGCTCAACTCTGCTCGGATCACAGCTGACCCAGACAAAGATGAGGTGTCCTGCTGCGTGTCGGTAGGTGACCCTCGGGGCTGTTTCGTGTTCACGATGCGGCGGACGCCTGATGGTCATCTGCTGCTGCACATGCCCCACCCGTCGGATGGCATGGCTCACATGGAGACCGCCGAGCTACACGAGGGTACCCTGATCGTGGTTAAGCGACGAGGTGAGACCGAGCCGGCCGACTTCAACGAAGAGCCTGTTGAGGTTGAATGCCCAGTGTGCAAGCAGGATGTCGACGAGGACGACACGGAAGAGTGCGACATCTGTGGCCTGATGGTCTGCCACGATTGTTTCGATGATGAAGCTGGCATGTGCACCGATTGTGCTACTGACGACGAGTAGCCCAGCCGATGCCTGAGACCAAGATTGTTGCGCGGTATCCCCTCGAGGACCTGGAGCACAAGACTGAGTTGTTGCCGTGGCAAAAGGTTGGCCTGCAATACACAGCCTCTGGCTATGGCCGCAAGATCCCAACATCGACGATGGCCAAGTTGCCCGGCTCTCCTCGCTGGCGCCGGGTGTACCTGTGCATCTTCTCCAACATTGGCACCTGTTACGTGACAGCGGGCAACGATTGGATCGTAATCACATGAGCCGGCTACGTCAGGTGTGCCCGGCTTGTGATGGAGATCGGTTGATTGTCCGGCTGCCAGCTGCTTTCCGCTGGTGTGGCAGGCTCCAGGCTGTGGGGCCGGGGGCACTCGCCGCCACGGAGTTTCCTGTCGATAACGACGCCCTAGTTATCTGCGAGTGTGACTGGACCGGCAAGGTCTCCGAGTTGAAAAATATCTATTCAGAGAAGGAGCTCATCGGATGCCTCATCGACTTAATAACAACGGTCAATGAGACAGGCGGCATCCGAATCTCTGCGGATGGCACCTGTGCGCCAAATTGCGACTCTGACTGGGTTGACCTGGGAGAGGCATACATGAGGGCATGCGCAGCCATTGGCGATGAACCTCAGATCGTTGAGGAGGATGAATCATGAGCCAGCCTGAGATCAACACCCGACTAGGTAAGTTGCGCTGTGGCGGGGGGCAACATGGCGCCGGATCGTGAAGACGGCCCGCCGTCACTACAAGCCAATGAATGTCTGCGTCCAGTTTGGCCGCCAGTTCTGAGTCGATGACCCTACATCGGGAGGAGATTGGGGGGCGAGCCGTGTTCCTGCACGACTACCGGATTAAGTATCGTTATAAACACTGGATTGGTAGGCCCGACCCGAGCGGGATGGGTGTGGCCTACTACCTGTCTGATAGCTTGGATTGGATTCGATCGAAGGTGCGGTGGTTGGCCGAGCATGGAGACAAAGTCCTGGCTGTGCAGCAGTGGGATGACGAGACCAACAAGTGGAAAACGATCAAGGAGGACGTAACCTGATGGATACCTGGACCAGCATCCGCAAACTGTGTGACAAACATGAAGTGCCGAGGGGCAGCCGTTGGGAAGAGCTACTTGAGCGTGCCCTGTGGGGTGTGGCCGAGCACCTGCGCGGTGAGGGGCCTGTGGCATCTCGTCGAGTGCTCAAACAGAGCCACCTGGAGCAGGCACTGGAGATCCTGGATGAGCGGCTCAGCCGGGGCTGGGAAGAGGGGCCTGAGCTTTCGTGGGAGAATGTGGCTGACTACGTAGCCTCTCGCTCCTGGGGCTATGCCTTCGCCACCTTTTTGTCCAAGCATCTGCATGAGCAGGAGGCATACGCGCTCAAGCTCAGCAAAAGGCAGGATGCGATGCCTCTCGATGCTGAGACACAAGGACCGCCGATACTAACATATGACCCCGGCGAAGATGCGCCGGTCGGTGCGGCTGTGGCGGCCAAGGCATTGGTCGCCGATTTGGTCCACTTCATGTACTTCGATGCAGACGCAGGGGGCATGGACTTGGACAAGGATGTCAATGGCGGTGACCTGGTGGAGTATTTTGACTTGCTTGGCCGAGTCGAGCCAGGAGAGCTGATGCCGGCCGGCGAGTGTCCTGACTGTGGCGCCCTGTCTCACTTTGTTTCTTCTGAGGCGGACTGGACCCCGAACTGGTCTGAGACACGCACAGAGGATATTCACCACCGTTTGGGCAAGTTGCGCCTGGTCAACCGATTCATGGAGGACATGCAGGCCATGTTCATCCGGCACATCGAGGAAGGTGACCTGCCTGCCGGGTGGGATGGCCATGAGCTCCGTTGTTGGATAGCCAAGGAGTTCGAGCATGAGGCAGCCCACACCATCCCGATGAGAGAGAAGCGAAGCAAGCGATACCGTGACTTCGTATCAGCATGCGCCAACATGCCGAGGAGGTAGTTTGATGATCAAGTACACAGATGTTACCGACGCGCAGATCCGAGAGTACCTCGGGCATGGGGTAGGTAGCCGACGGGTGAGGGTCAAGAAGAACGGCGAGGTGCATTACAGTGGATCGACGTCCGACACGGATCGATCTCATGACTACTGGCACTTTGGTGGCTGGCGAGCTGACTTGGCCTGCGAAGTAGCCGACTGGTTGAACGCGAGCGAGGAGGGATAGGGATCATGTTGAAGCCAACTAACACACCATGGGGCAGGCCCGACCATGTCAAGGTTCTGATGCCTGGGGTCATTGAGTACCAGACGCCGTCGCATGGGGGTGTCTACGTGGCATCGCAACTGATTGGCTCGATGCCGCCGGCTCTATCTGCCATCGGCGATACCGACTGGGAAAACCCTGGCAACGGCGGGGCTGGGCTGTGGTTCGAAGAGGACTGCGCAACCTACGCCATCATCTTGACCTGGCCTGAGCTATTCCCTGGGGTCGACTTGGCTCTGGCTGAGAAGATGCTGCAAAGATGCTACCCGAGCAACTACAACCTCTGGAAGATGGAGAGATAGAGATCATGAGCATTGAACTTCGGATGATCACGATCAGTGGGTTGAAGGGGCATGACACAGGGAAGGGGTATGCCTGGACCTGTGTGGTGCATGTTGATGATGCCCCTGTGTTGCAAGCATCGCAGGCCGGAGATGGGGGGTGCATGACCTACTATGCGGCGCCTGGCTCTGGCCTGAGCCACCGAGAGGCCCAGGCCCTGCGCGACGAGTTTGAGGCATCCTGCGCTGCCCGGATGGGTGGGCGCCGCGAAAGCCTGGACAAGTTGCTGTGCGCCATGGAACCGGGCATGACCGGGGAGATGGCCTTGGGCCTGCTCGATGCTGTCGACGGAGAAGATGAGGCCGGGATGTACGAGGCCTACTAATGGCCAAGTACATCTGTCCGACAAGCAGGCATTCCGATGGGGACATCATTGGGTGCGGCGCTGAGTTTGAAGCCAAGCCTGACTTCGAGGGTCTGGTTGATTGCCCGGAGTGCGGCATCTGGTTCAACCCAAAGGCCGAGTTTAATCCGGCACTCGCTCAATGGCTCAACGATCGAGATCATACGACGGCTGAGTGGCCACATGATCTGAGCCATGAGTTCAAACTCCAGGCTGATAAGGAGGTGGGGGGCGGTCAATTACTCAATTTCCTGGGCTGGCCTACGTACATAACGTCGGTAGACAAAGAAGGCAACGCGGTATGACCGATAGACAGAAGCTCGAGAGGATTCTCGCCGAGGAGTACGGCAGCATGGAAGATGCCGCTGAATGGCTGGATGACCTCGTTCATGAATGCAAGTCCTGCGAGGCAAGCAACATCAACAACTCAGGGGCTGCTGGCCAACTCGATTATCTACTTGCGGAGTACGGCTTCGAGCCGGCAGATGTTGCTGCCTTCATTGGGAGACAATTGACGTGAGCCAAGACATTCTATGTGGAGTGTGCAACGAGCCCTGGGATGGGTATGGGGTGGCTACTGGGGACATGACCTGGTGGGAGGCCACTCTGTTTCGGGCGAGCAAGGGCTGCCCTTGCTGTCAGGGTGTACTGCCCGACGGGATCGATGCTGAGGAAGCCGAGCTTGCGCACCTGCGGTCGGTCGTGATGAACGACGAGGACCCGGACAGGTTCGAGCGGCTGCATGCTACCGAGGACCAATCGACTGAGCCTGTTGACTGGGCTCGGCCGGAGGACCAGGGAATCCTGTGGGTCTGCGCTGCCTGTGGGGGCCGGATGATGATCGGGGACGACGCCAGTGAAGAGATCTTCCGCCGGCTGACGACGGGCAAGGGTACGCCCGATGACTACAAGTACTTCATGCAATGGGACCGGGCTCTCCGCGGCGTCTACACGCAGGACCAGGATGATGCCGGTGATGAGCAGCCCCCCTTCACCTTCGTCGCGGGTAACGGGGGGGAGGTTGCCCTGTGCCGGGACTGCGCTGAGATGTGCCCGGAGTGTGTAGATGCCATACTCCTGCGCGGGGTTGGCGAAGGGAAGTTCGGCGGCGGCGATACATACGACCTCGGGCAGAGTTTCCCCAAGCCCGGCGATGAGTACCATGGTGGCTCTGTGTGCATCGACTGCTTCGAGACACTGACCTCGGAGGACGAGGCTGACCTGGAGATCCAGCGAGAGCAGATCAAGTCTGACGAGGAGGATGATTACTTCGATGATGGCCAGCTCGCCGATGCCATTCGTGGGCACCTGCTTGATCCGCTTGAGCCGGATGAGACCTGGGATGGAGCCTTGTGCGATGCCGTGCATTATGTGCAAGAGGAGATCAAGGACAACAAAGCATTCAAGCCGAATGCTGAAGGGATCCGAGAGGACCTGCTTGTTCACCTGTCTGATGTCGAGCCGGAATCGGATCGGGTTGAGTTCTGGCTGGGCCTGTGGGGGGCGCCACTGCGGGCCCTACATGTGGAGGGTGAAGACCTGCAGTGGCTGGCCGAGGAGATCAAGGTCGACCTGAATCAGGCGACTAATCGAACCCTTGCTACCTGCGAGATTGCTGATGTCCTGACCGAGATGTTCAGGCGAGGAGGAGCATAGTAATGCCGAAGACTGAGATGGAAGTGAGCGAAGTGCGTGCCGAGGTTGTCGAGTCGATGGCTCGGACCATCTTCGTGCTGGCCTGGATCTCCTGCGAGGAGGACAAGCCTGGTGGTGAGTCGTGGCTGTCGGACAACGATGATCTGACCGACGAGGAATATGCTGGCATGCCTGATAGTGCTCGGGCCTTTGGGGGTCGGAGCTTGATGGGGGTAGACCTCATGGATATTGCCCCAGACAAGGGGGATGCTGATGCCCGCTATGAGTTGGGGTTCAAGCAAGCTGACTGGTATGCCGAACAGCTGGCATGCAAGATCGAGCGGGCACAGACTGAGGGTGGCTGGTGGCAGTGGGCTGGTAAGGCTGACGCCCTCGATGACCTGGATGGTTGGGGGCACTACCAGGTGATGCCTATCGTAGGCCATGGGGTGGCCTGGACTGATAGCCATGAGGACAACGGCATGGACATCGACAATCTCAACCTGGAGCTGAATGGTTACGACGGTGACGAGGGACAGGACCCGTTCGAGATTGATGCCTGCGGCTATCTGCCCTGGTATGGGGAGACAACTTGATGAGTGAGCTGGGCAAGTGGGCTGAGGCCCGAGGGTGGGAAGTCTGGTACGAGGATACCCACGCGGTCTACTGCAAGTCGTTGACTGGCGAGGCTGGGAAGGTTGCGCATCGGTACCTGTTCGTTGAAGTGACGGACATGCAAGATGCCTGCGGGGATGACTGGCGTGGTGGCGGAGGGGATCAGTTTGTGTGGGAGGTGCAGCTCGTTGATGTACTGGGGGTTGATGCCTCTGTCTGGAATAGCGCCTTGGATTACTGTGGACAACAAGACTACTACGCCGAGATGGTTGCCGATGAGGAACTGGACGACGGTGAGAAACTGGGGAAACTGTTTCCTCTGTTGGCTGATGCCTTGCGGACGCACGGTACGAGGGCGCCGCTGGATGATGACTCGGCGCCGCGGTTCGGGTGGGCTGTAAGTCGGGGGGTCAAGCGGGCCGAAGAGATCCTGGCCGATGAGAGATTGATGGAGGACTTGCTTGATAGGCCTGTGAATAGGATTGGTTCGTCGGCTCGGGACTTCATGGGTGGGGATTGCCTGGCCGGGCTGCGTCGGTACGCTGGGGATGTGCAGGATGGGGAGCGTGCCCCTGATTGTCCGGCGTCCAACCTGATGCTCAAGATGTATGGTGCCGCGGGGGGCCGGACTCTTGGCGGGAGTGAGCCTGACCTTGGGGAAGCTGGCAACGATCCTGTGTTTGATGGGGAGACGGTCTGATGCATAAACAGTTAACGGCTGAGGACATGAACGTCAACGCCCTTAGGGGGATGTGCTGTCCCTGTTGTGGGCACCAGGATTCCCTGCGGATCGAGATGACATGCACCGAGGTACTAGACATCTATGATGATGGAAATGAAGCACCTTCTGGAGATACCATCTGGGGCAATCAAAGTTACTGTGAGTGCCCTGAGTGTGATTTCCAAGGAACTGTTGGTGACTTCACCTTTAGAGAGGATCCAAGATTCAAGGATGATGATGGAGGTGAACGCGCCGCCGCGTACATGAATTTCCTCCAGGCCCGGTGGCTGCTGCTGGCCTGCCGTGTTGAGATGCTCGAGAAGGGCTTTGGCCTCCGCCCCCCTGAGCAGGCATGGTGGACCAACATTGAAGACCGCCAATGTAGGAAGGCTAAGATTGCAGGGGCGTCCCGATGAACGCACATGAGTTGTTTGCCAACGGGGGGGTTTGCGAGAGAGGTAATACCTTGTTGCTCAACGATGATGGTGCTGCTGTCCTAATAGTTAAAGCTCCCCATGGTCCGACCTTATTTGCTACCTACAATCCAGCAGACTACCCATCTTTTAATATCTGGCTTGATGTCTCCCCTGTCGAAGAACTGAAGAGGAAACTGCAAAAGGATTGTAGCGGGTTCAGGGTAGTTAAGAATGCCTTGGGCCTGGTCGAAGATCCTGATTGTGAGGGCTACCTTCCGTGAGTAGTGACAGAGTGAAGAGTCGGCCGGCTGAGTTCGCGACAAAGAACGAAGAGCCAGGGCACGCCCCGCCCGTGGTCCATGAGGCCGTGAACTGGCTCAAGGTGTGCCTGCACAAACATGGGTGGGCAACGTCTACCAAGGCTAAGGACCTGCTGGTTACTGCGCTGACCCGTCTCAAGCTATCTGCTGACACAGCCGAGCATGATGCTGTGGTGGAGTATACCAAGCGTCGGCACTACATCGAGGGTGAGTTGGAGATCGATGACGACGCTTATGTGTCGGTCGGAGCGGATGGGGGTGGGGCCTACGTGCAAGCCTGGGTGTGGGTGGATAAGGGGGACTTCGAACATCAGACGGGTGAGGACTGGCCTTATCCGATAGACGAGGAGGAAGGGACATGATCAAGATCATTGATGGGAAGCGGTACAACACAGCCACGGCTGAGTGTGTGGCGTCGTTCAGCCGCGGCTACGCCGGAGACTTCGATCAGTACTCCGAAGACCTGTACTTGACGAAGAAGGGAACCTGGTTCCTCCACGGAATGGGAGGGCCTATGACCCGCTGGGGTGAGGGGGATATGCAGCATGGACGTGGCAGTGGTGAGGGTATCGCCCCCCTGACACCTGCGGAAGCCAGGGCCTGGTTGGAGCACAACGATGACGTGGATGTCCTCGAGGACCACTTCTCCGATGCCATCGAAGACGCCTGATGCCGCGAGGGGTGGATGAAAATATGAAGAGGGGAACCATCATCCGGCGGCTGTGCAAGCACCGCGGGATCGAGGTTGTCGAGCACGCCAACGGAGGCATGGACCTGATTGGCTGTCTGGGGCAGTTGACTCCATTGCGTGAGATGCTCTGGCAGCGCGTTCGGTGGGATGCCCGCCTCGTCATCGGCAGCACGTTTCCTGGCGAGAAGGTACCTCGTATCGAGGTGCATCCTTCTGTGGTACAGGCTGACGTTGACACCGCATGGCTTACCCTGAGTATCAAGGATCCACTGTGGGTGAGCGAGGACCACGATGTCCACATCGAGACGGCCAAGGCCATGTTCACTGCCAGCCGACGAGGGGATGTGCTACCTGTCGACGTGGAGACGGAAAACATTAGAGACAGAGTTGTCGCAGAGATGACAAGGGACATCAGAGAAGTGCTGCTCACATCTGCCCGCCAGGCGTACCCAGATGGGGGGGACCTTATCCGAGAGAACTCTGAAGGGGATGGCCTGGCGCGATTCATCTGCATTGAGATCGGCGATGCCTGCCTCGAGGCCGTCTCTGTGGCCGAAGCAGCAGCGGAGGCTGCCAGAATGATGGACACAGCCGTGCATGAGCTGGTCGAGGTGCGTGACGCCATGTACGCCCTGGAGACTATGGAATTGATTCGTTGCAGTAATCCCGAGTGTGAGAGCAGGACTGAGGAAGGTGGAGACCCGCTTTTCAATATTACAGCCGTTGTCGATAGGGACAGGTGCCTGGCTGAAAACCTGAAAAAAGCCAGCCCGGAGCATTTTGAGTGCGCTCATTGCGGAAGCAAAGGTGAGGCTGACGACGATGTTGAGAAGTGTCCGGAGTGTGGGGCGGACCTCCATCAGTGCAAGACAGGAGAGCCTGGCTGCATGCACTGCGGCAACGATGACTGCACGTACATGAGGGAGCCAGGCTGATGTTGATCTATCTGGTGAGATTACTGACCGAGGCTGGGGGCGACCTGGTTAGACAACGGGTTCATGCCGACGAACACCTGGGCCTGGCCTATGTGTCTGCCTCTTTGCGGGGGTGTGGGCATGAGGTGAGGATCCTGGATAGCGGGGTGATGGGTGGTGTCGCCAAAGTAGTGACAACTCTGTCCCGGATTCCTATGGCTGGTATGGTTGGGTTCACGGTGGACTGTTCGAATGCGGAGGTGGTAAGTCGGGTCAGCCGGGATGTCCGGGCTATGTGGAGGCTCGAGTCCCCTGTGGTTTGTTGGGGCGGACACCATGCTAGTCTGTGCGCCCGTGCGATCCTCGAGGACTGGGAGACAACAGCCTGTGATGTGGTTGTACTGGGGGACGGGGAACTGACTGCCCCCGAGGTTGCCTCTGCCGTCTGTCTGGCTAATAGACTGGGGGAGCCCCCAACAACCTATATGACTGGTGTCATGGGTATCGGTTTCCGACCTCGGGCCGGATGTCCTGCCCCCATTTTTACAGGCCCGGCTACTGAGAAGGTGAGTGACTCGGAGGTATGGAAAGGGCTGCAGCCTGACCGAGCTGTGCTCGATGAGATGGGTGATGGACAACAGTGTGCCCGGATCCTGGCGAGCCGCGGGTGCCCCCACAACTGCAGCTTCTGCACCACGCCGGCCGTCCGCAAGCTTTGTGGACAGCCTTCTTGGATTGGTCGGGATGCTGGGGATGTCGTCGATGAGATCGAAGTGATGGTTAAGCAGAGGGGGATCCGTCGGTTCTACTTCAATGATGACCTGTTCCTGCCAAAGGGGATGGATGGATGGGACCATGCCACTGAGATTGCCCACGAGATCCTGGAACGTGAGTTGGATATCGAGTACAAGGTGGAGCTTCGGGCCGACTCCCTGAACTGGGGTGGGCAACTGGACATGGACCTGTTGAAGCAACTGAATAGGTCAGGGATGAAGACCGTGTTCCTCGGGGCCGAGAGTGGGTCGGATCGGATGCTTGGGTACTTGGGGAAGGGAGTGAAGTCCAGGGATGTGAGAACTGCTGTGCTCGGGCTGCGTAGGGCAGGGATACGGGTGAACCTCGGTCGGATCTTGTTTGGTCCTGACACCACGTGGGAGGAGCTCGAGGAGTCGCTGGGCTTCCTGGGGGAGAATGATGGCATTGCAACAGGTGTTCCGGCATCCCGACATGCACCTGCGTGTGTTCCCGGGGACCAAGCTGTGTGATCGGTTGTCGAGGGAGGGGCGCCTTGCTTTCCCTGGAGGGAAAGAGTATCTCGAGCCATCTTATGCTTGGAGGGACAGCCAGGTAGGGATGTTCTGTAGGATGCTCGAGGACTCTTGGTCCTCGATATATAAATCTGTGGGGGGGTTGTTCCGGGACCGCTCGTTCGGGGAAACTGACTGGGCGTCCTTGAGAAAACTCGAGGGGATCTTCGGGAGGTTCTTTGGGGATAACCTGAAGGCTGGACTGGCAGGACTTTGGAGCCCCAATGTTTTCAACATCGCCCTGTATGATCTTCATGAGCAAGTGAGGGACTATTGGGGTTGTTGAGTCTCCTTGACTTTGTGTGCCACACGTGGCATAACCTGATCTCCGGAGGGAACCACTGCGATGAGTAATCCTGATAGGGGAACTTTGTCCCAGCACATTATCTTGTACTCGAAGGGTTGGTACGAACTACAGGATTCAAATGTTAACTGCCTTCGTGAGCTGATTGGGAAGTGGTCAGCGACTGATCCTAAGTGGATCTACAATATTCATGTGCTCGAGGCCTGCCTGGACGCATTCGTTGCAGTCATCGGATTGACTTCTGCTGAAGGGGTAATAACCAAGGTAGGGATGGACGTCCAAGATGTTATGCGGAAATTGATCCAAGGCAAACCATGGGTCCAGTATCTGGATGACATGAAAGTCCGTGGCACTATCACCTGCGCGCTGATCGATCTGATGGTGGGGAAGATGGCGGCAAGTGAAGTAACTGCTCAGTATCCTTTCCCCCTGCCAACTCCTGACTCTGATCTGCTGCCTGTCCCTAAGGGGAAAGAGGGTGGGCCGAAGAGATGAACAGGTTGGATCGGGAGATGGCTGCTGCGTTGAGGGGGGCCGCCCCTGCTGCTATGGGGTTCGTTCGGGCTGCGAAGAGCTTCTTTTGTGCGGCTGAGGTGCCTTTGCGCGCCGCGATGCCTGTGTCGGTGAGCTTCTACCCTCGTAGTGGACCCGGGGAGTACGTGGCGTCGTCAAGGAAGCACTACCGTTATGCAACAGCCCAGGGCACTCTTGTATCAATCACCCATTTGGTGGACGCCAGAGCGGAGTTTGGGGGATCCCTGATGGACCGTTTGGTCGGACTGCTGCCTTTCGCAAGGCGGGCAGCACCTCCCGTTTACTCTGTAATCCGAACTGAACAAATCTCTCTTCCAGGATTATGCACCTTCTCGGTTGGGGGGTATGCGGTAAGCGCCAAGGGGCTTGGGTTACGTATCAAGGAGAATTCTGACGATGAATAAATCTAACTCGTGTGGGGATGGCAAAGCCATTCCCACAATCACTCCTACAATCAATCCATTTCATGGGTCAGGATACGGCCGTGGAGACTTGGGGCCGGGTGTCAAGGTGTACCGACCGGAGGCATTGCTGGAGGGGGGTGGTGTTGGGGGTCAGCTGTCCAAGTTAGGATATGGAGTATGCGAGTGGGCACCATGGCCTGTGCTGGTAAGTAACTGGTGGGCCCTGTGGCATCCGAGCCTGCGTGGAATCGGGGTGCACAATCAGGACAAGACTCTACTGGGGTACAAGCCACATCGGAGGATGGCCCGGTTGATGGGGGTGGCTTGTAAGATGGCGGGAATGCCTCGGTCCGTTGGGGAGGAAGGCGATACTCCTGTGGACTGGCTCTGGTCACGTCAAGATGGGGGCTTGGTAGGCGACATCGAACGGGAGGGGATGTTTGCAAGCGGGACTCTCGCCGATGCTCTGTTGCCGAAGTCGGGCTGGTTAGTACGACAGTGGAGAGTCATAGTGGGCGGCGGATTGGTAACTCGCTGTCTGTTTGATCTGGGATGGGAGGATGACGTCCCGAGGCCAGCCAGCTGTGAACTGCAGGTAAGAAAAGGGGTTGACGACCTGGCAGATGATGTTGGTTGGTGGGACCGTCAGTCCATGAGTCTCGAGGTTGTAGGTACCGATGGTCGGGGGATAGGTGCAGCCCGTCTTCGCAAGGAGATAGGAGCATCGGAGTTGAGGGGGACTGAGGTCTTCTTGCGGGTTGGATGGAATTGGATTGCTCTACCTGTGTGTCTGGCACTCGAGGCATTCGGCTTCGAATTGTGGGCACCGGCCGGGGGGATGTCTGATCGGTTGGTGGTGATGAGCCCGAGTTCTGAGGTGGGTCGTGTGCCCGTGGGGATCGTGCTGCCTTGCAATCCAGGCAACGAGGATCTTCGGACGGAGTGTTCCATCCCATTGTCCAGCCTCACCTTGAGAGGGGATGTTTAATGTTCTATGTGAGGATCGTGGTGAAGTTGGTTGTTCGACCCGAACAGTTGCTGGTTGGGTGCAACATTCTGCATGCCTGTCGTAGCTGGCGGGGGGAATTGAATCCCGAGGAGGCGGTCGCTGTGATCGCCGAGGAGCTGATGGAGTCTTGATGACCGATGAGGAAAGAATTGGAGTGGCGATCAATGTGCTGACGAACCTGTTGCGGGGGGATGCCCTTGACCTTTCTCCGCAAGAAGCTGTGACCGTTGGTGGGACTGCTACTGCGATGGTGGCACGAACCGGGGGACTGGACATAGGGACCTACCTGAGGACGGTGGGGGCTTCCTTTGAGGCGGCCTGTCAGGGACTTGAGTACCGTCGGTTGCTCGGTCAGATCGGAACGGGTGAGCTGTGCCTCGAGGACATGATCGTTGCTGAGATGCAGAGGACCGGAGGGGAAGATCCTCTGGCGTGCGGGTTTGCTGTGCTCGAGCGGGTGTTGGGGCCTGTCCCTCGGGGGTGAATTATGAGCCAGGGCCAGGATCAACCCTACCGCCCCCCGAAGGGGTGGAAGAGCTTGCGGTGTTGTGGGACCTGTCGTTTGACCACCCAACCCCCTCACCCTCATCCTATTCATCCCGAGGCGTACACCCTCAACTGCTCAGGGTTCAATCCACCCCCGGGCAAATTGTTCTGGACTCTGCCGAGCTTGGGGAGGACGTGCAACAGATGGGAACCAGGGGCATAAACCTCTTGACAGAGTGTACACTCTGGTGTACACCAGAGGAATGATAAGGAAAGCAAATGGAAGCGGACAAATCGAAGAAGTCAGGCCAACCAAAAACGAAGCGGAAGCCGCAGATCAAGCTGCCATCGTTCACATGCAAAGTGTGCGGCCACCGTTGGCACCCCAGGAAAGAGGGAGTCCCTCTGCGCTGCGCAAAATGCAAAAGCCCGTACTGGAATCGGAAGAGGGGTTAGATGCCATCCGAGAACACCTCCTCCATCCCTACAGACTCGAGGTTCGTTTCTGGGCCAGGGTGCAACCTCAGCGGAGTAAAGGGGGTTGTTGGCATTGGACAGGTGCACTGATGGCAACGGGCTACGGCCACTTTTCACTGACGAAGGTTAAGTCTGTATTGGCTCATAGGATGTCTTGGGCGCTATCTTTTGGCCCCATCCCAAAAGGGCTTTTCATCTGCCATGAATGCAACAACAAACCCTGTGTCCGTCCAAGCCACATCTATGCCGGTTCCGCCAGGGTGAATAATCTGCATGCAGTAAGGGACGGAAGATTCCCGATGTTTGAAGCTCGGTACCTGTTCAGTCGTGCCCAGGTACGAAACATCCGAAAGAGAGCAGATGGTCTCTACAAAAGGGGTCTCCTTGGCCCCGGAGCACCTTTACGATCTAGCCCAGAGTTAGAATTAATTCTGCAAGTCATGCAGGAGACGGGGGCATCAAGGATGTCTGTCACCAATATCATCAGGGGTAACACCTATCAGCATGACCTGGTGGCCGGTGGGCCCCCTAGCCGTAGTGCATACCCAGGTCGGTATGGGGCAATTGGCTGGCCTGTTCGGAAGAAGACCAGATAATGAGCCTTCTTACGATCAATAAGTCACTTGGTGGGATCTGGACCCTGAACCTCCCTGCTATCCTTTCTTGCCCCGGCTCGACGGAGTCTTGTAGATCCATTTGTTATGGTTGCAAAGGGAATTTTCGCTACGAGCACGTTAGGAAAGCGCACGTCAGGAACTTGAGGGAACTCCAGGAAGAACTTGATGCGGGAGGAACTGACGGGTTGGCACGACGTCTGACCAGGGAGCTCCTTATGGCTGGAGCTGGACCTGTGCGAATACACTCCTCGGGAGATTTCTTCTGTATAGAGTATCTCCTCGCTTTGGCATTAGCTATTCGGGCAATAAGGGAAGACTTTGGGGTTGACCTAGTTTGCTATGCCTACTCGAGGACCTGGCGCCTGGGCCGGAAGTGGATAGATGCCTGGGTGGAGGCTGTCGAGATAGGGGACGGAGGCCTGTGGATCTGGGCGTCGACTGATGCTGAGACTGGAGACCCTTGGGAGAAGGTAGGGTGGCCTCTGTGCGCCGACATCTGCGGAGTGACACCTGGTGTCGGGGATGAGATGAACAACTGCCTCAAGCAGATCCTGCATGTACCGAACCAACGGAACGTCCCCCCCGAGCGGGGGTGCCATGGTTGCAGGAGGTGTTTCCATATGAATTCCTTGGTCAAGAGTGAGGGGACTGACCTACCGTTGCGGGTGGCATTCCTTCGCCACTAAAGGGAAATTGAATTGACAAACTGTTACAGTCTACTGCACAGTAGGGTGCATGGAGAAAATCAAAGATGAAAGCGGACAAGTCCAAAAAGTCATCCCATCAGAATCCGAAGCCAGGCGAGCAGATCGTACTGCCCTCATGCACATGCGAGCGGTGCGGCCACTCATGGTTCCCACGGAAACCGGAGACACCCGTACGATGCGCCAAGTGCGGCAGTCCGTACTGGAATCGGAAGAGGGGGTAGCCAATCTTCGTGAACATCTCCTCTTCCCATACCGGCTAGAGAACCGCCTCTGGAGTCGAGTATCATGTACGGAGCGAGAGCCCCACTCAGAACGGATAGACACCTCTTGCTGGGAATGGACGGGAAGTCTTATCCAGAGGCAAGGGTATGGGAGCTTTACAGTAGGTGTCCGTTATCCCGGGAGCCAAGCTGGAAAATCTCAGAGTCTAGCCACTGCTGCATCCCGAATGGTCTGGGTTCTTTCTTATGGACCAGTCAGACCAAAATTCCTTGTATGTCACTTATGCAACAACAGAAAGTGTTGTCGACCCAGCCATCTTTATTTAGGGACCTACCAGGCGAACTCGAAGCAAATGGCGGAGGATGGGAGGGGGGGAAGAAAATCAGGCATACCTTTGGGTGTTGTCAGAGAGATCCGGGCGGGCTGTGCTCCTATCCAAGAGAGAGGGCTTCTTGGCCCCAGTGTCCCGAGAAGAGACTGGTGGGTGTTTTCCGATTACAAACAGGAGATGTGCGAGAAGCACGGACTGAAGAGGCCTACTCTTGAGAACTTCATACATGGAAAAACTCATCAGGAAGATCTCCTCCTCAACGGAGGTCCAGAACGGAGAGCTTATCCTAATCGGAACGGTCAGGTTTTCTGGCCAGACTGGCAAACAACTGCAAAAGGAGGAGGAATAAAAATGGAGCATTTAATCGATCGGCGTAAACAACTTCTCTCAATTAAGGATGGGGATGTGGCCGCAGCGGTGGACGACCTCATCGAGGCTGAGGGGGAAGTGGCTGAGGCCCAGATGGTGGAGGGGGTGAAGCTGGAGCAGGTGCAGGAGCGGGTGTGGAAGGTGCTCGACGGGGTTCGTCAGGGGGCCTTCAAGGATCTCACGCTGGCCGACTTCTTGGGGTTCAAGTCGAGCAAGATCAAGTTGCTCGGCGGGGTGGCCGAGACGGGTGTGTTGCGGGCGGTGACGGTGACTGTGCCGGCGCACTCGGCTGAGGGGAACTTCAAGGCCATCAAGGATGAGAAGCTGCTGGCTCAGGTGTCCGACTCCGAAGAGCACAAGGGCTTTTTGTTCAATGCAGTCAAGGGCAAGGGGAGTCCTGCCGAGCCGAAGAAGGTGGTGTTGAACGGCGACCTGGCCGACTGGTTCCAGAAGCACTTCCTGGATGAGGACACCTACGAGGTGGGGCTGGATGCTGATCGGCCTGACATCCAGGTCATCGCTGGCCGAGAGGCCGAAGCGCCTTCGACCATCCTGACGGTCAGCCCGAAGCAGTTCGTCGACCTGATCGGGCGTGGTGCTGGTGGGGATGAACTTGCCCGCCGGATGGTTAAGGCCGGCTTCAAGACCTGGAGGGTGGCCACGGACGACGGTAGCAAATAATGGACCTCGACGATAGCAACAGTCGCCGCGAAGATTGTGATATCTGTGGGGAGAGGTATCACAACGAGGCTATTCAAGGTTACATGCGCCAACGTGCCAACGGTTCTTACATCTGTTTCGACCACCCCCGAAAGAGGGATCGAGACTACTCGGGCATTGTGCGTCACTGCCTGAGAGGAATCATCTGTGATGCTGCATGGCTCTTTGAGGAGGCAATGGCCGCCGAAGCTGCAGGGAATCTGGAACGTGGCACTCCAGATGGCCGCCTGTTTAGGCCTACAGCTGCAGGTCTGAGACTCCTGGAAAGAGAGAACCAGGATGGTTAGGGAAAGACCACCTATCCCTAGAGAAGTAGATACAGTCATGCCCGTGGGGGAAGATGTTCTGAATCAGATCCGGATTCAGTATGGGGGGTGTGTGAGGATCCTCGGGGGGTCTGCTGATGGAGAAGACAAGACCTGGAGGTGCGAAATCTCGGTACCTGTATGTCCAGAGTTTCCTGATGGACTCCATTTGGCTACCACAAGGGTAGGAATCACTGAAGCCACTGCAGCCTGCGGGTTGGAGTTCTTGGAGAAACTGAATCGTGGATAGAGATTTTAGGTTGAAGGTCGCAGAGATCGATCGGGTCAAGGACCTGGTGTATGTATGGAGATTGTTGATTGCTACTATGATCGAGACAGCATTATTTGTGGCTGCCGCGGCCGGCTCCGTTGGGCAGGCTCCGGATGTCCCTCTTGGGGAACTGACCGACAAGATCCGGACGTATAGGTTGATGCGCTGATGAAAGAACTTACTGCTGGGAAGCTACGGTTCATCCTGAAGAAGTTGGGGCTTGCTGACTCGGGGGTGTTTGTTGTCCGGGGTAATCCTATGAAGGGGGGCAACCAACCTATCCTCGAGCTACATCCCCGGTTCAGAGAGGATGTCCAGGTAAAGATGAAGTTGCCTGACATGCTTCGGCAGCTGGAGACTATTGGGATTCAGGTTAGTAGAGCTGGGGAGGGGTGCTGGCTCTTGAACTACAACAAAGAGGGTCGGGTAGCCTGGAATCTGACGGATGCTCAGCGTAAGGCTGTGCTGTGGTGGCATCGGCCGACACACCTAAGCCAGCCTTCTATAGGGACCCAGACGAAGCTCCTGCACATGGGGTTACTCGACGGGGATACCTTGTCCGCGATGGGGCGGAGCGTGTTGTCTATCTTGTTGATTGGATTCGAGGAGGAGTAGCTGATGGAACTTCGAGATGAGTACCTGGCGACGATCAACTTGGAGGTGTCTGTGCCGGAGGGTGCCGACATGGATGCTGTTGAAGCCGTCCTGAATCGGGCCTTGGAGTTCTTGTCCTACCAGCCCGTGGATCCTGATGGACCTATGTTTGGGGCTTTGAATCGGGTGGAGGTATCGATGAGTCAGGGCCGGGTGGTTGCGCTGCAGCCTGTTGGTAGGTCTAAGTAGATGAGTCGCGAGGATGATCGTCGGTGGCTGCTCAAAGAGATGATTGATCTCCCTTTGTCACAAAAGGTTGCAGCCACCATGGAACGAATCTGGTTGTGGCATAGGCATTGGGGGGACAAAATCTGCGTTTCGTACAGTGGGGGAAAAGACTCCACGGTTTTGCTGGATATTGTCCGAAAGACGTACCCGAGTGTGTTGGGCATCTTCGGGGATACCGGAGTTGAGTTCCCTGAGGTGGTGAGACAAGTCGAGCAGACTGACAACATCTTTACCGTTCGTCCCTCGAAACCATTCCGTCGTGTTCTCATTGATGAAGGGTATCCTGTTGTGAGTAAACAACATGCCGAGAAGATCCGTTATGCCAGTAGACACTGGATTGCTGGACGAACCGAACGGGCGAAAGTAATTCTCAATGGTGGCAAACCCCTGGCCGAGGGGAGAGCCAAACAATACGGTGTCCCTCGCAAGTTCTGGGGATTGGCATCCGCCCCATTTAAGGTTAGTGAAAAGTGTTGCTACATACTCAAGGTTGAACCTATGCAACGGGCACAGAAGAAGCTCGGAAATCTCCGCCCCATGGTCGGGACAATGGTTGGAGATTCCCGAGCCCGACGATCTTCGATGGTTCGTTTTGGTTGCAACATGTATGAAGGGACAGTTCGTGGTGGCCCCGTCGGCCGACCTCTATCCTTCTGGACTGAACAAGACATCTGGAATTATATTCGGCGAGAGCGGCTGCAGATAGCAGATTGCTATGAAGGGGAAATGGGGGTGAGAAGAACTGGATGCATGTGGTGCTGCTTCGGAGCCCACCTCGAAAAACCTTGTGGGTCCGGGGGTCGTTTCCAGATTCTGGAACAGACACATCCATCACAATACCATTACGGTATGGATAAATTAGGACTTTATGAGGTAACGGCAGCTATGGGTTTGGGGGCTAAACTACAAGGGAGCTGGCGTCCCGATGCCTCACCTGGGGGAAAAAACAAGCGTCGGGAGTTTCTATCAAATAAGTTGGGATGGAACTTCCGAGATCAGTAGCGGGAAAACAACGTGCCGGGTCTGCCTGATGTGACCATCCACCACTCAACCTTTAGCAAGGGGTACCCATGCTGATTCATATCTACTACGAAGGTCTGGAGGAAGAACGCCTGCAAGCCCTTGCAGACATCTCCGAAGAGGGACTGGCTGATCCACCCCCAAAGGGGGGTGACTTTTCAGCCTCGAAGCTCTATGTCCTCTGGAGCCACATTGGGGATAGGGATGACGAAGCCGACCGGAATCAGGCCCAGACCTGGGGGTGGAAACATTTCGACACGCCAGAGGAGTGCGCCGAGTACCTGATGTCTCTTGGGCACGGTCCGACTGAACTGAAACTTGGATCAGGTAGCCCCCCCGATCCTGGTAACCCTCCCGAATGGATGGTAGTGAGGTATGAAAACGACGACACCGCCCTCCTCGGCGGGGAGATGGTGTTGTCGTTCACCATCTATGCCTACGGACAAGATGGAGAGGTCATTGAGCTTGCTCGATTGCTGAAGAATGTTGGGTGATGCTTCAAGCCATTACTTGAGCTAGCGGAAGCCGGGTGGTTTGACCTTGCGGCGGTGTCGCTTCTTGAAGGGATTGGGTTCGGGGTCTGGGTTGTCGGACGAGCCTGGCTTGAGCTTGGCCCTGGCGCCTGACCCTGGTTCGTCTCGTTCTTTGTCTCGAAGAGACAAAGAAATCACTTGGAGGGGGCCCTGCTCTTGATCCTTCTCGACGAACAGTCCGTAAGGGTCTCGGCCGACGAGGGAACGAACTATCCAACGTACGCCATGGACGACGGCATCGATGATGTCCTTGTACTTGGCGGGGAAAGAGAGTGTCTGTTCCCGGAGATCTCGTTTGACCTCGATGGACCTGTAGTTGGGGACATGGAGGAGCTCCATCTCGGGGCGGGGCCTGATGCACCGAGGGTGGAAGTACATGACCGGGGGGGCCGGGACACCTGGGCTTGCCTCAGGGAGGTGGAGGTATGGGGTGATCGAGAGGAGCCGCTGCCCTTTGGATAGGTTGTCTGAGCTGACCGGGACGACCTCTGCGCCGATGCCTTTCTTGACAGGGAGCTTGGCCGGGTCTATTCCTGCTTGTCTGAGTAGGGTGTGACGCCGCTGCTCGAGCCAGGTGTGCAGGTCGGCTAAGGCTTCCCGTTCGACCAGGATGTAGTGGGCGCCGTAGAGGTTAGCCAGGTGCCAGATGAGGTTCGGCTGGTCGGCGGTCGACAGGTAGCACTCGAAGGCATCGATCTGGAAGATCTCGAAGGGGAGTCCCTTGAAGGAAAGCTCCTCGTCGTTGTCGGGATTGTCCGAGGTAGGGTCTACTACCCGCGGGGTGCTCCCCGAAGGGGAGTCCCCCGGCAGTGTTCTCGGTACATACATCTGGATGCTGATACCGACAGGGCACAGGGCGCCCTTGTCCAGTTCTTCTCCACGGGCCGGGTCGATGGTGATGATGACGCGGGTGTCGCCGGCCAGAATCTTGGCCTGGTTGAGGATGGCTCTGTCGAACAGGCGGAGGTGCTGCGGGAGGATGGGAATGACGCCCGCGGCGCTGGGACGGAGCAGGTAGGCTGCAGCATAACCATGCTCGCCCATGTCGGCACGACGTTCCCTGAGCCTGTGGGAAGGCCAGAGCTGCGGGAAGATGGAATGGTACGGGTCCCCGTCTATCCCGTGAGGGTGGCGGAGGAGCTTCCAGGAGGTGTTTTCCTTGAAGTAGGCATTGGCGTCATCCTGCGACCAGGGCGTAAAGACGTTCCAGACGACGCCTTTTGGGAGGAGGGTACCCAGGTGGTCCTTCTGCATCTTGGACAGGACCTTGGGGCGCATGGCTGGGTTGAGGATAGTGTTCGATTCCGAGACATAGTCATCCCAGATCTGGATCTCGGAGCGGCCACCGACGCCGGAGGACATGACGCCGAGAGCTTCGATGGTCGGGTCGGGGGAGTCGAGGGTACGTTTCAGGTTGAGCTGGGACTGGTTGTTCTTCCGCTTGGAGGACTTGGGTGTCTTCTCGATGCCGGGGAAGATCAGGTGGTAGATGTGGTTGGGGTTATCCAAGACCTCGTGGATGACGGCGAGCCTCTTCTGGGCGTTACCGTCGGAGGGGCCGATCCACTTGATGCGGATGTTCTGATTGTTACCGATGGCCCACAAGGCCGCGGCGATCATGAAGGCGGACTTTCCTACGCCACGGGGGGCCTCAAAGAGGATGCGGCCCTCTGTCCTGGTGGCTTTATCCCATTCCAGATAGAAGGAGGGGACGAAGAGCTCGGCTCCGTTGGGCTGCCTGAAGCAAAGCATGAGGAGATGGAGGGGGGAGCGACGAGCCAGCTCGATTCGGTGCTGCAGGTCGAGGGCTGCCTTGAGGATGAGCTCAGCGTCGGGGTCCTGGGCGATGCTCTCTTTGAGTGCCGCACTGGGGTGGGGGAGCCGGCCGCCAGCTGTAGGATCATGTGCACGCTGTGACCAAGGGATATCGTTGGGATCTGGTAGGGGCGTGAAGGTGCCGAGGTCCGGGGCGGCTTCCAGGATTGTAGTAGTTTCCATGGTGGGCCTACTTCTTGAATCGGTCGAGGACCGACGGGGAGGTCAGGATCTCTTCCTCCTCTGGTGTCTGGGGCACGATGGGGGACGCGGCCAGTGCGGCCTGATGCACTGGGTCTTGGTCCTCCGGTGTTCGGAGGGCATGGGCAGCGAGCTGGGTAACATAGTCTGGGTCGGTGGGCCTGGCCGTGAAGCTGGGGTCGTCCTCCGGGGATGGGGTGTTGGGGATGTCGACGATGGTAGGTGCGCCGCTGGGAAGCTGGGTGACGCCCGGGTCGAAGTCCTCGGCGCCGGGGTGGGTGTCGGGAGAGCCACCTGTGAGGAGACGGGCAGGGAGGTCGCCTGTCTCTCGGTAGTAGACCTTCTCGGCCGGGGTCATCGAGGATGCGATGTAGATGAGCCCATGCAGGATGGACTTGGTAGGCTCGCCAGCAATCTGACGGGAAGTCTGGACCGCGCTGGCAGTAGCCGACTGGAGGGCGGCAGCCGTCTTGGCGAGCTTCTCCATGTGCCCGGTGGTCATCTTCTCGGGGACCTCAAAGTAGTCAGGTTCCGTGATGGCCTTCTGGTAGATGGTGAGCAGGTGGCCGGTCAAGAGGTCCCCAAGCTTGGAGACGATTTCGAGGGTGGTCTCAGAGGCGGCGAGCTGCCGGGCCTTGGAGTCGGCCGCGGCGCCGGTGGCCATCTTGAGAAAGTGTTCTCGAGGGAGCAAGGACATGGTCCGGGCTTGATGGGCGATGGCCTGCGCCGGGTCCTCTGGGGGGGTGAGTTCTTGGGTATCTTGTGTGAGTTTATGGTTGACTTGTGTGCCACTTGTGGCACCATCTCCTGGCTCGGATGGTTCGGGCGGTATGCCAAGGCCAGTCGACTTGGTGAGCCTCAGTGCGTCGTCGAGAAGCTTCGATGCGCTCTTGGCAATCTCGTTGGCTGGGATCATGGCAGCCGGATACTGATGAAGGATGACCCTGACAGGTGGGAGGCCGAGATGCCACAAACCCTCTTCGAGGATGAGAGCTGCCTTGTTGGTCCAGGATGCTTTGGTCCTGGGGGGGCGCCAGTCCTCGGGGTACAGCTCCCGGGCGTGATGGTTGACCGCGGCTGTGGTGACAGGCTTGCCTTGGTTATCGAGGTACAGGGCGGCACCGAGGACAGCGGTCCAGTGTTTGTGGGTGCAGCGGTGCGGAGCTGTCCTGAGGATGGTCTTGGTGACGTTGGTGATCTTCGGGAAGGTACGCTCCCACATGGTGCCCCAGGAGATGCGGGCGTCCCTGCGCTTGTGGGTGGGAACGCAGGCCTTGAAGTCCTTGGTGGAGGGGAGAGAGCCGTCGTGGCCGAGCAGGGCCTGGACGTAATTCTCCATGGCCACCGGATCGACCGGGGCATCCGGTTCCTGACGGGGGGGTTGGGGGGGATGGTCGAGGAGGGGGTTGGGTTTATCGGGTCCAGACAGACTCATTTCAATGCACCTGTGGAAATTAGTATTCCCTGTGGAGGATAACGGAATCATGAGTGATCAGCAAGAGCAGGAACTGGTACTTGGGGCGGCCGAGGTGGAGCTGCTGAACCGGGTGGGTGCCTATCTGGTGGACTGCAACGGTGGAGACTCGATCTCTGTAGACTGGATGCAGGGCCACAAGTGCTGGAACATTCGAGCCCTGGGGACCAAGGGAGCTCAGAGCTCAAGGACCTCCCCGTTTATTGGCGCAGGGCCTGGGTTGGGAGATGCTCTTGAGGAGCTGGCCACCTGCCAGAAGAAGGGAGGTTACACTGGGCTCGAGCGAGTGGTGCCCTACTTCACCGGCGACAAACCTGCTGAGCAACCTGAGCTTGACGCAGGAGGGGAACTGACTAAGGACAGTGGCGAAGCTTTTGTGGATATGTGTGTCGGGGCACTGGGGCTAGCTAAACAAGCCGTTCTGGTTGGACCTGATGGCTTCCGTGAGCCTCTTTTGGGGGATGGAGACGAAGAGGGATCTGAGATGGATCGGGAGCAACTTGCTGTACAACCGCCTGAAGGGGTGCCTCCTGATTATGTGAATCCGCCGGCCGATGGGTCCGCTGTGGATCTCCAGACAGGGGTGTACTCCCCTGTGATCGGGGGTGTGGCGCTGCTCCAATCGTTCATGGCTGAGTGTCCTGGTGTAGGGGATGGGGGACCTGCTTACTTCCTGAGGGGGTGGTCCGAGGCTGGGGGCTACGATGAGAGCGGAGACCACAGTGGGTGGTGCTCGGTGGGAGACATCTGGGTATCCTCAGAGTCTTTGCCCCCAACCACCCCAAAGGAGCTGGCCAGTGCGTCAAAAAAAGATTGAAGGCAGGGAGTCGAGGGCGATCATTGCGAATGAGTTCATCCGCATTATCGCCAACTGCGGCCGCCGGTTCTTTCACCATGAACAATCAGTGTCCTGCTTCATCGTGGATGATCGGGGCCGCGTTTGGTTCGTGGATAAGTTCACCAAAAAGCACATCGCCTGCTTCACCCGCTACTGGTGGCGATGGTCCCCCCGTGGATTCTCTGAGGGCGGCACCCTCCTGGCGCTCTGTCGTTACCTCACCAGGTATGTCGCAGACGGCGCGACGTTCACCGCAAGCCACCTTGGCCCCTTCCCCCTCTGGTACAGCAACGGCGATCCGTGGGGGTACGGCAAGGACATGGACCAGGTGCGGGAGGCGGCTAACCGGCTGGGCTTGATGGATGCACAAACGACCCAAAAAGAGCCGAGCCAGTGACGGAACCCGAGGCCATCGAATGGTTGCTCGAGGAGATCGAGGATACCGAAAAGTTCCTCCGGTCACCTTGGAATAGCCACATGAAGCGCGGTGGGCCACAGGCCCGACTGAAGGCTCTGAGGGTGATCCTCGGAATGGTAACCACCCCAAAGGAGCAGGAGGAGTAGCCATGGGCGAGATTATTTTGATCAGCCTTTTTGCGGTGGGCGGACTGGGCTACTGGGCCGGATACTGCATTGGGAAATTCAACGGCCAATTCGACGGGGCCAGGTGGGCGCGGCAAGAGATGGATAAAGCAAAAGGCACCGCTAAGGAGCAATCATGAGTTGGCGCAAAATAGACTGGTTCGATAAACGCTTTAACAAGCGGGACGCCAAGAGGAGGTGGGAGTGATGCCGCATTGGTCAGATAAGTACCGAACTCCCGAAAATATCTGTGCTCGCTGTGGGCATCCTCGGGATAGCCACCTGGACCAGCCTTCTCGCAAGGGCGAGCCGCCGCAGAGTGATCGAGGTTGGACAACACTTCCCAAAGGGATGTGCATCTCCGGTGCTGCACCCGCTAAGAAGGACAAAGGGACGGGGTATCACCCGCAAAAGATTCGCAAGAGTTACTGCGGATGCATGCTGTTCGTTGAACCTGATCCCATCACTAAGGACTCAGAATGATCGTTCTGGTCGACGGGATGGGGGATACCTGGGGGCATGGGGGATGTAGGAGGGCAAACCTCGTCAGCATGTTGGCGGCCTACGAGCGAACGACCTTGGGGTATCGGTCCCGGGAGATGCGGGATGGGCGCGTCAGTACTGAAGAATTGGTTATGGAAGTCCAGGGGGCCCTTGAGGTGCTGAGGGCGGGCTCTCTGTCGAGTGGGCAGGTACCCGTGGGCATGATGAGCTGGCTGCATATAGTGCATGAGACTGAGCCTATGCTGCTCCGGCTCCGGGGTGTTGGGGGGGCTGTTGTTAATCCCTGGTTGCCCGAGCTGATTCAGCTGCGGATTGAGTCAGCTGTCCTGACGTTGCGGGATGAAGGGCTGCTGATGCCGCTGCGTGATTACCAAGCTGAGGGGATCGTGGAGGGGTTGTGTGCACCGTGGGGGAGGTGTGTGATCCAAGCTGCGACCGGCAGTGGCAAAACTGTGATGGCCGCGGGGCTGCTTATGTGCATGCAGGAGCTGCTTGGACTAGAGAAGGTCGGGTACCTGGTGGTGAACCAGGAGCTGGCTCGGCAGACCCAGAAGGTGTTTGACAGGGTGATCCCTGAGATGAGGGATGTGGTTGGTGGGGATGTTGGGCAGGGGGTGCCTCAGTGCATGTCCGTAGGGACTGCTGGGGAGGCTGTGGGGGCCCTGGACGGCGTTGTGATTGATGAGTGCTTCCCAGCAGGGACCTTGGTTGACGGAAAGCCCATTGAGGACATTGAGATCGGGGACCAAGTCAGTGCCTACAATGAGACATCTGGGAATCTTGAGAGGAGGACCGTCACAGGAACTTTCGTGAGAAAAGCCCCATCATCTCTGATCCAGATTACCACGCAGGATGGTTCATTCATCTGCACCGAGGAACACCCCGTTTTCACCCAACGAGGCTGGATACCAGCCAAGACGATTGCTCGCAACGACAGAGTGCTATACACTGTACCCTACCACAAACCAGAGGGGTACAGAAAGCATGGAGAATCAAACAGTAAAAGGTCATCAGAAGAGATCGATAGACGGCACCTGCGACAGATGCGGACAGGAGACAGGGAAGAAAAGACATCACAACGGAGCATCCCTGTTCTGCCAAACATGCAAATTGACGAGGAGGGAAGAACGAAGGAAGAGAGTCAAGACGAACTGCATAAACTGCGGGAAGGGGATTATCTGTCAGGGGAGTCGGGGCCCGTCTGCCCTCTACCAACTTTCCCGAGGAAAGGGGGGTTACTGCTCGGTTCAATGTGTCAAGGAATACCGAGTGAAGGTGTGGGCCAGAACCCGGGAGGAGCATCGCGAGGAGTGGTCAAAGAAGTCATCCGAGCGAATGCGGAAGAACAACCCGATGAAGGATCCCAAGGTTCGCGCCCTGGTGACCGCCAAGGTGAGGGAGAGGGGCTGGCCGGAAGGGGTCGAGAGGGGGGGCAACGGACGAGAACCTACAGTCCCCCAACGAATGCTGGCAGGTTTACTCGGTTGGGGAATGGAGCACATTGTCCCGACGAGACTAGGCCTTCCAGAAGGGGTGGGCCCGAAATCCAGGGGATATCCCACCCATTACAAGATCGACATTGCCCAACCGGATCTGATGGTAGCCATCGAGGTAGACGGCCAGAGTCACAACAGTTCAGAGAGGCGAGGTCAGGACCGGAAGAAAGACAAGTTCCTCGCTGGACTCGGGTGGATCGTATTCAGGTTTTCCAACAAGGAAGTTTTGAAGAATACGAGAGGGTGTGCCCAGACGGTCTTGTCTACAATCTCGAGGTTGAGGGGCTGCACACCTACACCGCTAACGGATTTGTAGTCCATAACTGCCATGCAGCCATGAGTAATACACGTTTGCCCGTCCTGGGGCGCCTCAGGGCCCGCTGCCGTATTGGCCTGACAGCTACTCCTGATGGGAGACAAGACGGTCGGAACTGCCTGATGCTGTGCGCGCTGGGGCCTATTGTACGGGTGGCCGAGATTGCTGACTTGGAGCGGGGTGGGTACCTAGCCCGCGGGGAGGTTGTGAGGACATGAAAGTTACCTTTGATGAAGATGGCCTGTGCTTGGAGTGCGAGAACCTGCTTGAGCAGACCTTTGTTGAAGACCGACTGGGGCTGAGCGAGGAAGGAAAAGCCACTGTGTTGCTCCGCCAGTCCCCGTCCGACAAAGACACAACACCTATCGAAAAGGCAGCCAGGGCCATCAGTAATGGAGGATGCCTCCCGAGCTACATGACATTCCACCTCTGGGTCCCGGCTGAGCGCAAAGAGGATTCCTCCGATGAGTAGTACTGGTACTACTACTGGGGCTGCTACCGCAGGTAGTAGTCCCGGGGATCGCGCACATGCGCATAAGGTGTGACGTGGGTTTCTGTAAATGTAACCTTTGTCCACAGGTTTTCCACAATGATATCGGATAGCTGTTATATTTGGGGATTTTCGGGCAAGGGAGTATAAGATGGCGTGTAAGGTGACGATATTGTTGGGAGAAGGTTACATTACAGGAAAGCTGGGAATCTGATGGGTCCGTGCAAAGGTAACCCCCGGGACAGGGAGATCCAGCTGGCGGGTGGTGGAGCTGTTGTTAACTGGCACGACGGTGGGATTGAGCCCGGTGGTGAGAAGGGGGCGAGTGGGTCGAGCCTGTGGGGGGAGCAGGGCCGGCTGGATGTCGCCTGGGAGGGCATCCTGAAGGATGTGCTGGTGGCTTTGAGCGAGGGGAGCTGGCCAGGTTTGGTGTTGGTGGGGGACCTGCCGACAGGGGACCTGATAGCCCAGTGGCTGAAGATACGGTTGGGGCTGCTCGGGATCGAGGGGTTCCGGGGGGACCGGGTCATCGAAGTGAGTGATGCCCGGGTCAAGAGCAAGGTGCTGCGAGAGGGGATGCGGCAGCGTCTGGATGACGGGGATGCCTGGGTAGCCGTAGCGACTCGAGTGTGGGGGACAGGGATTGACATCCCGAACGTTCAGTGGGTGGCCCTGGATCCTGGGGTGGGGGCGCCAGATACTGTAATCCAGGCCGGGGGCAGGGGAAGCCGCATCGGTGGAGGGCCTGACTTCCGTATCTTCGTGGGGGATGGGCCGCACAGGCAGAGGCAGTTGGATGCTTTGGCTGCTGCAGGCTACGAAGGGGGGAAGGGAGTTATCCCCCCACCTGATAACACCCAGCTGGTGATACTCCCACCGAGTCCTGAACAAAGAGAACAAGTGAAAAGGATCATTGGCCCCATGGTGGAGGACTTCAAGAGAGAGCTGCATAAGGGAATTCAGGGAGGGGGATTGAGCCTCGCTGATACCGTCGAGAAGGTGGCGCCGAGAGAACCTATACAGGAGAGCTGGGTGCCTGGTCCCGTCTGGGGAGTATTGTTCGGGGTTGCCGTTGGGGCGGGGCTGACGCTTCTTGGTATGTGGCTCTGGTTGTGAGGAGAGACTGATGGCTGGCAAGAGAGGAATCTGGAATGAGGGTGTTCGGATCGGGGGGGAGAGGATGACCCGCCGAGAGGGACTGCTGCACCTGGCTGGGAAGGTTTCCATGGAGGTGGGTGCTCGTCGGTTGGGGGTGACGAAGAAGGCCCTGCACCAGCAATGCTACCGCCTGAAGATCAAGTGGATGCGGGGCGCCAAGGGCGAGCGGATTACCAGGGTGCAACTGGGCGAGGAATTGGGGGTGAGCCGCCAGAAGATCCTGGAGATGGAGCGGGAGTGTGTGCTCCCTGAACCTGGACGGGGAAAGTCTATGGAGACAGGGGGCCGTACTGTCCTACTGCTGACACCTGAACAAGCTGACCAGATCCGGTTGTTCCACCGGGTCGGATAGATAACTCGATAAGGAGACAAAACTGATGGGTAAGCCGGAGAGTAACAGTGCAGTGATGTGCCGATGTGGGCAGGTGGTGGCTATCGATGCCGAGGCTGGAGTAACGACGGGGCCCATGCCGCGGGGTTGCTGGGGTGGGGAGATCGGGATGCGGACCCCGGATGTCCATGCCTACTGCGACAAGTACTACGAGGCGGATCGCATCTGCCCCAAGGCGGTCGAGGAGATTCGAGCTGAGTCGGATGCTGCGAAGGCACGCCTGGACCTGGCCAAGGATGAGGCAGAGCGGGGGCCTTACGAGGGGCCTGGGCCTGAGGAGATCGAGTGGCTGCCGGCCAGTGAGCGGGAGGTCGGGATGCAGGGCCTGCTGCGGGTGTCGGGCGGCTACCCTGAGCTGGGGGAGCTGCGGGACTACTACCGTCGGGAAGAGGACGGCCAGGAGTTCCTGTTGTTATGCAAGACCGATGATGACCCCGGGACCTGGACGCCTACCTCGATGATCCGGGTGCCTGTGACGAAGAGAAAGAAGAAGGTCAAGAGCAACCCGATGCTCGAGAAGGAAAAGGATGACCCGCGGGGCAAGTGCCCCAAGTGCCAGGCTCGCCTCTCCTACGAGATGCACGAGAGGGACCAGTGTGATGGGTGTGGCGTTGACCTGGGCCACAAGGAGCTGGAGTTCCAGGACAAGTGGGTCCCGTTCCCTGTTGACGCCGTGGGGTATGAGGGGGCAGTTGCTATCAGGCAGGGGGACGTGGAGACGGGCTTCGGCCCTGTCGCTGACAACATGTCCTTCGATTGCGCCCTGCTCCAGCAGGTGTCAGGTGACAAGGTCTACTGTCGGGCAAAGCTCGAAGGGTCATACACAGATGAACCAGGCTGGGTGAAGCTGGAGCATGTATTCGTTCTTCGAGGGGAGGAGGCGCCGGCCTGGGAGAGCAAGAAGGTCGAGGTTCCTGAAGAGGAGAGCAAGGACCTGGGTGAGGGCCTGGGAGCTGAGGTTGAGGTGCCTGAGGGGTCGTCGTCCGCACCCCTCCCCGAGCTGCCTGAGGGTGGTGGTGAGTCTATCTCGCTGATCGACTCTATCCTGAGGGAGGAGGAGATCGGGCTGGCCCTGGGTAAGCCTGATGTGGGGGTGCTGTTGGGCGGCCTGAAGGGATACTCGGGTGGGTCGTCTTTGGACTGGGGATTCAACATCCACATCCTGATCGACTGGCAGCAGTGCAAGCGGCGGGTGTTCCTGGCCCATGTGTTGGGGCTGAAGCACAGGTTGCCGCAGCAACAGTTCCAGATCGGGACGCTGGTACATGCGAGCCTGCAGTTCGCCAAGTCTTATGGCCTCGACCGGTGGGAGGATCCGCTGCGGTTCGTCGAGAACAAGGCTGGTGCTGGGGTGCTGGGGGAGGAGCTGGCCATCGCCCGGGCATGCCTGCGGACGAGGTTGTCCAAGTTCGGGCACCTGGACAAGTCGGTCGAGGACGGGGGTCGCATCCTGGCTGTTGAGTGTCGGCTGGAGGCGGTGTGCGAAGAGCCTGTATCGATCACTGGACTGGGTCGTCGGCGGTTGCGGTTTGTGGGGCGCCTGGATGATGTGTCCCGGGGCGCTCGGGACGTGGACGGCCGAGCTGGGGTGGTGGTACACGACGAGAAGACAGCCTCCATGCTCACCCTGGAGCTCTACCAGGCCTTCGGGTTGGACTTCCAGCTGACGGGGTACGGCGCCCTGGTTCGGTACGGGAACTACGAGAAGACGGATGGGTGGGGGCCGCTGGCCCAGACCCAGGTCACCATCATGGTAAAGCCACGGGAAGAGGGTGGTGTGCAGGCTATCGCCCCTGACGATGTGGTGCGGGTGGCTACTGACTGCAAGGCTGCGGACATCGAGCGGTGTTGGGAACATGAGATGATCCCCGCGGCTACCGACCTGGCCCAGCACCTTGTCCTGTGGGGCAAGGAAAAGGAGGTGAAGAAGAGGGGCTTGACCGTGGACAACTGGTTCCCCAAGTGCACGGTCAACTGTGTCGGCCGGTGGGGGCGTTGCGACTTCTTCGAGATGTGCTCGATGGGCTTGTGCGGGCTGACCGGGATGGATCACAAGTTTGTGCAGTCCGATGAGCGGGTCATCGATGTGCTACAGCGTGGAGGGCCCTACTTCGAAAAGCCCCCCGCCGGGTACTCGGCGCCGTCGGCCAAGCCTGTTGCCGAGGGCTTGTCCAGCACTCGGGATGTCAAGGAGGGCGGGGCTGCGGGTATCGCTGACCAGATCATTCCGTACTTCAAGTACCAGTATGAGTGCGTTGAGAGCATTGGGGCGCTTGAGCCCGACCAGCTACATGACTGGGTCGACGACACCGACAAGCATTGGTTGGGCCAACTGTTCGGGGATACCCCTGATGGCCTCGACGACAAGCAGATCAAGAAGGCCTGCGATGGACTGCTCAAGTCCCTGGTCGACCGGGTCAGCCGAGGCTCCAAGGATGATCCCCTGTTGTGCGCCAAGGAGGCCACTGGAGAGATCTGCGTGAGCTGGTTGTTGCCTGGTGACGGTAAGAGCCCACTGGCCGGGGAATCGGAGCCTGAGCCCGACAGGGGCCCCACCAAGGCCAAGCTGCTCAAGGGCGCCAAGTGGTACGCCATCCCCCGCAAGATGATCGTCGCCGAGATGATCGCCAGGCTGCTGGCCGGGACAAAGGAGGAGGACTGAGATGAGGGAGCTTAATAAACAAGACCTGGCCAGGGTGGTCACTCACATTCCCCGGGACCTGGCGGCTCAGATGAGAGGACGGGGGTTGTTCGTCGGACGGGGGTTGTTCGTCGGAGGGGGGTTCATCCGGGCGCTGGTCGCTGGTGATACCCCCGGGGACATTGACGTCTTCGGGGGGAACCAGTTGGTCCTGGGGGAACAGGCCCGGCTGTTGACCAAGGGACGGGAGGGTAAGTTCCATGCTACCCAGAACGCCTATACCGTCCTGTCCCTGGGCCGGCTGGCCGTCCAATACATCTTCAGGTGGCTGTACACGGATGCTGAGTCGTTGGTGGAGAGCTTCGACTTCACCATAGTCCAGGCTGCTGTGTGGTGGGATAACAACCCCCAGGGCACAGGGGGGCAGTGCTGGAAGAGTTTGTGCTCTGACCGCTTCTATGAGGATGTGGCTGCCAAGCGCCTGGTCTACACCCGGCCGGACAGGGAGGAGGATGCTGGGGGGTCGTTGCTCCGGGTGCGCAAGTACCTGCGGCGGGGGTATGGGATCCTCATCGAGGACTATGCCGCGGTGATCATGCGGGTGTTCCAGGCCGTCGAGAAGAAGCGTTCGGTCATGGATACAGATGAGGACATCGAGAAGCGGCTGCTCGGTGAGCTGCGGGAGGTTGATCCTCTGGTCCCGATCGATGGACTCGACATGGCCCATGAATGCCACGACGAGGGTTGAGAAAAGCTTTAAAAGAGACCTGTGAATAGACCTCTCCTTACCTATATCTTATAGGTAAAAGGACAAGACGTCAATGATTAATCTGGATGAAGATCAGCAGCAAGTAGCGGTGCATCGCCTGGGCCCCTCGGTGGTGGCCGGCAACCCAGGTTGCCTCGCAGCCGACGCTATCGTGGGTATTAGCAGGGGACAACGACCCGGATCTCGGCCCTACACAATCGAGGAGGCCTACCGGAAATTCAATGGTCTCCCGTGCAGGAGGTCGATAGGTCGGGACCTGTCCATGACATCTAGGATCAAGTCGATTGAGCCTGGGGGGGTTGTGGCCTACCGCGAGATCGAGGCCATCGTGGATTCCGGAGTTCAGGACTGTCTCATCGTTACGACCCGATGCGGCCTGGAATTAACATGTACCCGGGACCATCCCTTCCTGACTCCTTCGGACCTTATTGATGGAAAGCCGGCCGGGCAACTGTCCGCCGGCGATGAGGTCCTTCTCCTCGGGAATATGCTCCCTAAGAAGGGGGAAGGGAGAACCCGATATGCTAAACGTCGGGTTGTTACCCTCCATGTCCATCATCCCGCCGGGACCCTCCGTATTCGTGAGGAGAAGTACAGATACTGGGAAGTGCCGCGGGCTCGTTTGGTCCTGGAAGCCTCCATCAATGGGATTCCTTATTCCGACTATGTTGCAATCTTGAAAACTCGGGGAGACTTGCCCTCCATCTTCTCTTATCTGGACCCTAAGTTGGAGGTCCACCATAAGGATGAGGACTCCCTCAATGATGTCCCTGAGAATCTACAGCTGCTGTCGAAAAAGGCCCATGCCAGACTTCATGGCAAAGATGAAAACTTTGGCATCAAATATACCCGGGTCGGAATCGTTAAGTCGGTCTCCCCGGCTGGGCCGCAGCGTACATACGACATCAAGATGAAGGGGCCACATCATAACTTCGAAGCCTCCGGGTTCCTGGTCCATAACAGTGGCAAAACTCGGTGCCTGCTGGAGCGGGTGAGGGACCTGGTCGAGGCCGGGGTGGATTCGTGGCGGATACTGCTGGTCACATTCACCCGGGCAGCCTGTGGGGAGATGATCGAGCGGCTCTCGGGGATGGGTATCGAGGGATGTGAGGTCAGAACCATCCACGGGCTTTGCTACGACAGGGGGCCGAAGATGGCGCCCTGGCTCTTCGATGCCATGTCGCACGACGAGGACGGTGCTTTGCCGGCCGCCCAGCGTGCCCAGGTCGACCGTCTCAAGAAGATGAAGGTGATCCCTGAGATGATCGTAGACCACGAGGTGCTGTCCACCTTCATGTCTCGGTGCAAGAACACAGGGCCTGTCCCCTGGCGTAAGGACTGGTTTGGTCTGAATGACAACGGCCGGGAGCTGGTACGGCGGATAGCTGAGTCGTGGTTGGCCGACAAGATGCCCATCGATTCTCAGCAGGCCTTGACCATGTATCAGGAGATCGAGGCGCTGCGCTGGGACATGGCCAAGTACAGCTACGACGATGTGCAGTCCTTCGTCTGGCACCTGCTCATCGGGAGTCCTGACCTGCTGGCCTGGTGGAGGTCCCAGTGGTCCGTGGTCATCGTGGATGAGGCTCAGGACTGCAGTGGCATCCAGCATGATCTGATGCGCCTGGCCGCGGGGCTGCCCAGCCGAATCTACCCGACGGTGGGTGGGTCCGACCGGGATCAGAACTTGATGCTGGCCGGAGACTTGAGCCAGTGCCTGAACCCCCACACGACAATGATTCAGACAAAAACCCGGGGCAGGGTGCTACTCCGGGATATCGAAGCCGGGGACTCTGTCGGTTCATGCCAGGGTGGCAAACAGGTGTTTAGAACAGTCCAACATGCCGGAGCGACAGACAAGACCGAGATAACGAAGATCAAGACAGCATCTGGGAGAATTCTAGAGGGCTCTTCCGACCACCTGGTCTTTGCCTGCATGCCCCACTCCAATGTCCGCTTCTACACCTACCTCATGTGGCGCAAAGACATGGGGTTTCGGATAGGACTTACCCAAGGTGCAAAAAACGCAGCCCGTCACTCTGTATCCGTTCGGGCATTGCACGAAGGAGCTGATGCCCTGTGGCTGCTCGATTGTCATGAGACGGCAGCTGATGCTGCTCTGCAAGAGCTGCAGCTGTCTTTACGCTACAAGGTCCCTACACTCCCGTTCAAGACAGTGGGTCGGAAGCTACGCCTGTCGGAAGCCGGAGCTGCAGCCATATTCAAGGAATTCGGATGCAAGGGGGGGCCAAAGATCCTCAAGTTGTTTCATATGCTCTTTGCCTGGCCCACGTACTTACCCCAAAGTCAGGTCGGTAAGCGCATCATTATTACATTGACATTGGGTGTTAAAAACAATCGGCCGGCTGAGCTGACCTGCGAATCACAGGAACTGGCGCCCCAAAAGATTCGTGAGGCGATAACAGCCTGTACAGGTATCTCTGTCCGAGACGGACGTCGCGGGACAGCCAGGATTCGTCGGAGATACCCATCCGGTGCGGAAGCACATGCTGCTGCCGAGCAGATTGGGGACATAGTTGCTGGTGCAACTAAAATTCGTGCCGTCCTTAGGGTCAGCTTGAGCAGTGCCAAAGGACCCTGCGGGGAGAAAATGACAGCTATGCCACTGGCCAATCTCGTTCCAGGTACCTGGATCTGGGGGGACGACGGAGCACCCGACGAGGTTGTAGCCAAGACAGGTTACCGATCGGAAGAACCTCTCGAATTGAGGGACCTGGATATCGATGGAACGACCAACTACTTCGCCAACGGTATCGCTGTCCACAACAGTGTGTATTCCTGGCGCACTGCGGAACCTGGGGTTATCCTGCAGTTCATCGACAGGGACAAGGCCAAGCTGTTCAAGCTCCCGAACAACTACCGGTCCACCGACAAGATCTGCACCCTGGGCTCGGCTGTTGTGAAGGGTAGGCCCTGGCACCTGGCAGGTCAGATTCGGCCGCGGCGGGCAGAGGGTGGTGAGCCCATTGAGTTCAAGACCTTCGAGAGCCGGATGGACGAGGTCAAATGGATCGTGGATAAGGCTCAGGAGCTGGGCTTGGGGGAGACCACGGTGCTGGCCAGGACCGCGGCCGTACTGCACTGGATCTCCATCTGGTGTACCAAGAACGAGGTGCCGTACATCAAGCTGTGCGGGGGCTTCATCCTGGATGGGCGTGAGGCCCGGGACCTGCTCAACTACTTGCGGGTGGGCGCCGGCCTGGATGTTGACGGGACCGCCCTGCGGGCTGTCATGAACGTCCCCAAGAGGTTCGTAGGCAGGCCCCAGTACGCAGCGGCAGAGGGCTCTGAGGAGACAGACCTCATCGACAAGATCCTAGACAAGGCCAGGCTCATCAAGCCACAGAGGCTGGCTCTCAGGAGCTTGAAGGAGCTGATCATCAGGCTGAGGATCATGGGCCGGGAGGGCCGCGGGCCCGCCGAGATGATGAAGTTCGTCATCGATGAGATCGGCTACGTGGAGTACCTAGCCGAGAAGTTCGGGCTGACCAAGGCCGAGGGCTCCGAGGGGGCGTTCATTGTGCTCGAAGAGCTCATGGAATTTGCCTCCGAATTCGACACCGTAGGGGAGCTGCTGGCTCAGGTTGACCTGCTGCGGCGCATGCATGAGATGCACAGGCAGGCCCAGGGCCAGGCAGGGCCGTCGCAGGGGGACGTGCTCACCCTGAGCACCATCCACGGCTTCAAAGGCAAGGAGGCCCGGAACGTCATCCTGGCTGATGTGGTGCACGGCAGGTTCCCCGGCGCCAAGTCCAAGATGGACCCCGAACTGTCTCAGGAAGAGACCCGGCTCCTATATGTCTCAGTCACCCGCGCCCAGGACCGCCTGTTCGTTACCAGAACCAAGCCGGGTTACCTTGATCCGGACAGTCCATTTTGGCGTTTTCTCCGAAATGTAACCTTTGATGAATAATCACGGGGGGTTCCAGATCGTGTGCCACAGGTGTACCTCACTTTTCTGTAATATAAGAACCCCATGATATTGTTAAGAGAAACCTGTGGACAAAGGTTACATTTACAGAAACCCCCTCCCCCCATAAGAAGCACCTGGGGGAATCGCAGTAGACTACTGTGCCAGGTTGGCACAAAAGGAGTGACATGATGGCACGCTCAGACCCTAAGAAGTGTCTCACGGAGGGCTCCCTTTTTTGCTTAATCGCACCATCCCGGAGCGGAAAAGTGTCTCATAAGGACCTGACGATCTGGGGCGGCCCCAAGAAAGAGAGGCTGGTCTGCGAGGACGTTCGGATCTATTCATCCACCAGGGCACTTCAGCTTGATATCCTCCGGATGGAGGCTGGGCTCCGGATCAGCAAGCTGATTGAGGGGGGCTTCCGCCTAGCCCTGACCAAGCTGGTCCAGCTGATAGACGACGCCGGCCAGGGCCACCAGGTCCCTGTTGATTGGCGTGAGGCTGTGCTGGAATCGACACTCCGAGACAAGGGGCAGGTCGATGGATGAAGGAATTCAGGCGGCAGCAGTAATCCTGAAGAAGTGTCATCTTGCACAGTGGCGTCTCGACCACTGGAGCCACGGGCTTGAGCCCCAAATGGTCTACGATCTGCGCCAACTCGCGGCGGCAGTGGCCCGGCTTGCGGGTGGTTTTAAACGTGACATTATCGAGAATTACAAACGAGAGGTGGACGAGGCTGCACCATCCAAAGGCGTGTCGTGGGGCGTCAATAGTCCCGAGATGACGCTGCAGTTTTTCCACGAGCAGCTCGCTCTTGTGGCACACGAAAACGGGTATACGCCAGAGCAAATTGCCCGCCTGCAGCCCTCCGCCATGGATGAATACAGAGCATCACGGAAATGGGGCCGGGTCCATGAGTCGAAAGCGACCAAGAGCGACACGCCATGACTTCGTTTGATGCGGCGGACATCCAGCAGCTTGTCATCTGGAGGGATATGGAATCAGCGCAAGCAGAGGCCGAGGGATCTGCAGTGTTTTTAGGCATCCCAGACCGCTGGTACGACTACCCGACCTGGGGTTGTCCAGCGGCGCACATCTCGCGGCGAATCCTAAAACGTGACTGCGGCGATGCCTGCCTCTTTTGCGGCAGACCAGCGGTCATGGTGCCCCCTGGAACGACAGAGGCCGACTTGCGCCAGGCTATGTCGAAAGCAACAGGAGACGGCAAACCATGAGCCACTGGACAGATCATTGGACCCGGCGTGGGCCAATAGACATCTACCTGGAGGACTACCCCAGGGAGATGTGGCCTCGATGTATCAAGTGCAGGAAGGTTCTTAGACCAGTTGCCGGCGACCACAAAATCAAGGGCGAGCGGGCCGGTGAATTCGTCTTTGGCTGGACGCATTACTGCCGCATTAGCTAGCGGCCGGGGTGGAGGGTCCTGATTCGCTCGGCCCAGCTGGGGGGGCTCTGGCGGACCTTGATGTCGATGAGGGTGTTGGCTAGACAATGGGCATTCGGGTCCGGCTTGTAGGCGAGCCAGTCAGCGAGGACGGGACAAGGGACCGCGGGGGCTAACCCCCTCCGCTCGAGGGCGATGATGATCTTGTCGAACTTCTGGCGCAGGGCAGGCTCGACCTTGAGCAGGGCCAGGGCTGCATCCACTTCGCTTTTGTCTGTAAGGGCCATAGGTTGGGGCTACTCTTCTGGATCTGGGGGTTCGACATCATCAGGACGATAACCAAAATCGTCCTCGAGGGCCTGAAATGGGTCGCTGCTGTACGGCACCTCGGAATACTTCTTCATGAGGGAAAGCATAGCTTGGATGTTGTCAATTGTCGAGGTGAGCAGGCGCCAGCCCGGGGTTGATCGTGTTCTTCCTTGACCAGTAGAAACCAGTGCATCGGCCTTTTCGGCAAGACCGCGCTCGTGGAGGAAAGTCAAGGCAGCCTTGATCTTGTTGGGGCGACCCCCTTTGATGGATTGGACGGCCTGGTTAACTGAAAAGGGCATATCCATCTCAGCCAGGCCGCGGCGTTTGTGCCAGGCCAAGACCCGCTGTGCGGCCTCTACAGTGGCGGGGCTGTCACCTTCCCTCATCCCCTCAAGCATGGCGTAGTAGACGGTCTCGGTAGGCTCATCGGAGTTATCGAAGACGGGTACCAGCAGGGTGTCAGGAGAGTATTTGGCATTACGAGCTTTCTTCTGCCGCACAGTGATCACGTCGAACAGCTGCTCTGTATCATGGAGCTCAATACCCCGCTCACAGACGAACTGCAGCATGGAGTCGACCCACCCCTCGAGGACGGAGGAACCGCGGGGCTTCCCTTTCTTACTGGCATGGTGGATGAACCCCAGGCTGAAGCGATAGCTGCGAATGAAGCCGTTCATGTTCTCGCAAAAGAGCCCCATCTGAGTGGCATCATTTTCGTCGACCCCGGGGATGAAATGCCGGAGTGGGTCGAACAAGACCAGACCAGGCTCCAGCTCCACGAGCAGATCGTTGAATTGCTGCAGGCCCCGCGGGGTGTTGAGGTGGATGGAATCATGGATCATGTAGAGGTCGACGTTGTTGGGGTCCTTGTCCTTGTGGCCCCGCATGAGCATCCGGAGCCGAGCACCTGTGTCGTAGATATCCCCTTCGGCCGTGATAAACAGAGCTGTCCCTGCCTTCTCGACGGGGAGCCCCCCAAAGTAGGTCCCGTTGCTGGCGTAGGCCAACAGGAAGTCAAACATGGTGAACGTCTTGTAATCGTTGGGGTCCCCATAGACGAGGAACTTCCCTACAGTAGGGATGATGGGCTTGGCTATCCACCTCCCCTCGGGGGGCTCTTCGGCTTGCACTGCTTCGATAGTTGAATAGACCTCTAAGTCTGCAATTTTCCTTGGCATTTGTTACATTACCTCCCGGTCACTACTGAGATTCATAGGTTAGAACAAACGCCCAGAAAGTCAAGGGAATTTCCAGTACCCCCTGAGCGGACCTACAATTCCGGACAGTTAGCGGAGACTTTTCTCAGAAAGGGTGTTGACAGGTGGTTTGCCGTATGACACCTTGTCCGTCAGTGCAAAACACAGTCAACATCGCAGGGCCCTGGCGGCTTGCTGCATCGCACAATGGAGGAGAGGCCGACAAGCTCCTCCTCTCCGATCTGGCTCTCCAGCTCCCTCAGAGCCAAGATGGGGCAGCCGGCGCGGACAAGATCCTACAGTATCCTGAGGATGCTTCTCCTACAACACCCCGCGGCTGCCTCGAGTTCAGGTCCTACCAACGGCGAGCTGTCACCTTCATCCGTCGTGCTCTCTCTAGCTTCGGTTTGGCCAACTATGGCTTCGATGCCAACGGCTGTCTGTACGCCGCGGCCCCTGGCCTGGGGAAGACCCCCGTCTCCTTACAGGCATACCATCGTATGGGTGCCCTCGATGAGCCCACCCTGATCTTGGGCCCCCTACAAGCGGCCGAGACCTGGTGCTCGCCCAAGGGGGACCCTGCCCGGTACTTCGGCCTGAAGGTTGCACACGTCTCAGAGGGTGACATCAAAAAGGATGAGCTCATCAGGTTTGCCCACTACGATATCCTGGAGCAGGTCGGTCCTCTCATCCGCAGGCAGGGTCGAGGCTGTCCCGTCAACCTGATCATCGATGAATCTCATGCCTGCGCCAATCCGGCCGCCGTCCGGTCGGGGGCCACGCGCGCCCTATCTGGAATGGCCTCAGTGACCCGGCGCCTGCTCTTGACAGCCACTCCCATCCGGTCCGGCCGACACAACCTGTGGATGCAGCTCGACATCATGCAGCCCGGGCAGTGGGGCGACTGGATCGGAGACATGTTCGGCCCCCGCTACTGTGGGATGGAGCAACAAAAGACCCGCGGCGGTCAGGTCTACTGGACCATGGGCAAGCCTCAGAAGTCCTCTGAGTTACGTCACCGACTCGACCCCTTCGTCCTCAAGGTGAGTCGGGGGACCGCGGCCAGCCACGGGGGCACCCGGGTCCAGAGGTCAGGACACTGGGTTCAACTGACTGGCCCAGAGCGAGGCGCCCTGCAGGATGCTATTCTGTCCGCCGGCCGTAAGGCAGCCAAAGCCCGTAAGGCGAAACAGCCCAAGGCTCTGTGGCTCCAGATACCCGGTGGCCCTCGGATCAAGTTCGACGGCACCGCCGATCAGAAGCGCGCCGCCCGAACCTATCCGGCCAAGTTGGTGGCCCTGACCCATACACTCTCTGCGATGGCTGAGATCAAGGTCCAGCATGCAGCTGAGGCTACCCTGCAAGCTCTCAAAACACACAAGACCTTCGTCGTGTTCACCGAGCGGCGTCCATCAGCAGCCCTCATCTGTAAGGAGCTGCAGCGGCTCCGTCCAGGGATGCCTGTTATAGGGCCAGTCACCGGTGCCATGCCTGTAGCCCGACGCTGGGCACTGTGCGAAGAGCTGGGCACATACAAGTCCCGCAGGGCTGTCCTCGTCGCAACCAGGGCCAGCATCGGGGTGTCCAACCACTCCCTACAGGTCGCTACAGGCTGCCTCATCGTCACCCCCGACTGGAACCCCGACCCGAACCTTCAGGTCGAGGGACGTATGCTGGCCGAGGGGGACTTCGTCAAGGAGAAAGAGGCCATCTACCTCTTCCTCCAGAACAATCCCGTCGACGAGCGGATCCTGGAGCGCATCCAGGCCAAAGAGCGGGACTCTGAGGATGTCCTCGGGGTTGGGCCTGAGGAAGCCATCGCTGGCGACCTGATCGGCCGGGAGCACAAGCAGCTCACCGATCTGCTCAACATCCTGAAGCGGTCCGACTTTGCATCAAGGAGACTCTCATGAGTGACCAGGAACAGCCAGCCGTCATTAGCTACTCGGCCCGAGCGCCGCAGCGGACCGTCGGCGTAGGGAACGAAGTGACCAAAAAGACCTCGACGTTGGTGTTTGGTGCCCCGAAGTCGGGCAAGAGTACATGGGCCTGTATGTGGCCGGCGCCTATCTTCCTGAACATCGTGGCCGAGGGGGGTAATGCCGCCCTGGATACCTACCCTCAGGTGGCTGCTCACCTGATTAGTCGGTGCAAGGACCTGTCGATTCCGCCGGTGTTCAACCAGGAGGCTCCCCCCCGCTTCGACATCTACTTCTCGGGGCACAGCAACGACTCGGCCAACATCTCCAAGTACGAGCCTCATCACTGCCTGCAGGATGCCCTCGACATGATCGAGAAGAACTGGCGGGCATGGGGTGTAGCCACCGTGGTCCTCGACTCCATCGGCTTTCTCGAGAGGCTTTGGTATACCGATCTGCAGGCCTACCGGCTGGCCCTGGTCCAGGACAAGGTTGCTGTACCTGCCGACCTCAAGAAACTCCTCAAGTCCTCTGGAGGAGGCGACGGCAAGAGCCCCGGAGAGCGATGGGCCGAGCAGATGAGAGACCAGGGTGGTGTGCTGTTCCAGAAGCAGGACTATGGCCTCCTCAAGAATTTTCATCAGGCGCTGATGGAGAAGATGAACTCTTTTCCTGTCAACCGGATCATCATCGGCCACGAGAAGCAGATCCTCAAAGAGGATGGCCGCGGCAATCTACTTTTGGACAAGGTGAAGCTGGCTCTTGATGGCCAGAGTGTTTGGGCCACCCCCGCGGCGGCCGATCTTGTCATCCAGGCTACCCCGGTGTACCAGACCAGTACTGATGCCAGCTCTGCTGACAAACGCATGGAAACCTCTCGCGTCTTCTATACGATGCCCGACAAGTACTCCGTCGGTTCCGTCGGACATCGATTCGCTTTTGCCTTCCCGGAAGGCAAGCTCACAGATCCGGAGCTGGGAACAACCCCGACCTTCCGGGCAGTCTACAACCGCATCTATGAGCACATCGCGCTGCCTATCCCGTCGCTCAACGGGTAGGATAGCTTCTTTTTAAACCGTCCAACTGTCGACAAGGAGGACACCACCATGAACAAGAATGCACTGCCGTTTGACATCAACGAATTCCTGGGCACTTCGTCCGCTGGTTTCGTTGCCCACCCCGAGGGCTTCTACCTGCTGAAGGTCACTGAGATCGGGGGTGGGGGCTACAAGAATGGTCCCGGCTCCTACACCCGCTTCGCCACCGAGATCCAGATGGGCCCCGGCGCCGACACCAGTCGCGAGGACCGTCCGTTCTCCGACATGATCGGCAACGGTGACCTGGCTACCCTGGACAAGGCCACCCCCAAGCAGAAGGAGCGCATGGCCCGAGACAAGGCCGCCTACAAGCAGATCTGGGAGGCGTGCCTGGGCGGTGAGGAAGCCTGCCGTGACTACCTGACCCAGCTGGCTGAGGCTGGCTCTGCGGCGGACAACGAGGTCCTGGTCGGGCGTAAGTACATCGCCTACCTCACCGTCAGCAAGGACGGGACCAACAACTACATCCGGACCCGCATCCCCTTCAACGATGCCAACTGGAAGTACGCGGTGGACAACACCCCCGGCGAGGAGGCTGCCACCACCGCCGCTCCCCCCCAGCCGTCCCAGGCCCCCCCGCCCGAGGCTGCTGCGCCCCCTCCGCCGCCCACCCCGGCGCCGGTTCCCCCCGCCGATGCTCCGCCTCCGCCTACCCCGCCTGCGGATGGCGCCGCCGCGGCAGCTCCCCCGCCCCCTCCGCCCCCGCCCAAGCCGTAGCAGCCAGACGGTTTAGCCGGTAAAGCGGTCCTCTCCCCGGGGGGTCCACAATGCCCCCCGGGGTCTTTCAACATAAGGAGCATCATGTCCATCGATCTGACCCAACCTAATCTAGAGACAGCTGAAGGAATTGACAGGCCAAGCTGGGGTTGGAGCGCCTCCGTCGGGGAAATATATCGGGTCAGGGCTGCAGAATTCTATAAGGATACATCCGGAAATAAAGTTGTTGTCCAGCAGGTCCTGGAGTTCAACTATGGACCTTTCCCTGAGCAATGGCATGTCGAGGCGATACAGAGAGATGGACTCTGGTATGCAGTATCTGACCCTGATGAAGTTGGCTACAAGAACATAGAATTCAGGAGCTGATGGAATGTACTACCACGGCCTCATAACCCAGCCGGATTGCCAGGGATGCCCCCTCAATGATGGGAAGTCCGTCATGGTCTATCCCGACGGCAAAGTCCCCTCCCGACTTATCCTTGTAGGAGAGGGGCCTGGATTTGAGGAGGAAGGGAACAATCCCAAGAGAGAACGGAAGTTCTTCATCGGCCCAACCGGTAGAGCCCAGTGGTACCTGACCGAAAACGGCGACCCTGGTTTCTCCCGGATGGACTGTTGGGTAACCAACACAACGTTGTGCAGAAAGCGCCCCATCAAGCCACCCGGCGGCGGCCCTACCCTGTCCTCCGACCTGGTGCACAAGCTCGCAATGGACCACTGCCGTAAGCGCCTCATCGGAGAACTCCTCGCCGTCAGTGAGGACCACCCGGACACCGTCATCGTTGCTGTAGGCAAGCACTCCATGAAAGCCTTGACCGGCATCAAAGGATCCATCAGGGACTACCGCGGCAGCGTCAATCCCATCGACCTCCAAGAACTCTGGAAGGAGTGCCACCGATGATCTACCCCATCGGAAGCCATGGACATGATGATCCACCTACTTAAAAAATCTGAGGAATAGCCGGATGGGAAACCTTATGTATACAGGTATAGGTTCAAGGAGGACCCCCCCAGAGTTCCTGGCTCAGATGAGGCAGTGGGCACAATACCTACTGGGCCGGGGGTGGTGGCTTAGATCCGGAGGGGCCAAAGGGGCTGACACAGCCTTTGCTGATGGGGCTGATAACCACAAGATCATCTATACAACGAACTCCTTTGAGGGGGCATCACAGGACCAGCGTGCATATGCCCTACGACTCGCTGCTCACCATCACCCAGCTTGGGGGGCCTGTCCTCTGCAAGCTCAGAAGCTCCATGCCCGTAACGGCTATCAGATCCTCGGGTTGAACCTCAAGAGTCCAACCCACCTGGTCGTCTGCTGGACTCCGGACGGGGCAGAGCGGGGACACCAGACATCCCGCAGAACAGGGGGCACCGGGCAGGCTATAAGGATTGCCAGTGCCCACAACATCCCTGTCGTCAATATGCAACGGGATGGTTGGTACGACAGGCTCCTCCAAACCTCAACTCGGATTGAGCAAAACAATGCCTGACGTGGGATACATCTTCACTCAGCAGGATAGGGATCGTCGCTGGCGTCTGTACCAGAGGACACCCCATGGGGCTATCCTCGCCGAGGGTCATGAGCAGCGAAAGTTCACCTCCTACTCCAAGGCTTTGACGTTCATCGACCGACTGCCTGAGTGGGATATCAGGGAGGCCTGGGAGCGCCAGGGCAAGCCCGACAAGATCGTGGTCAGCGAGGAGCAATGTCTTGCCTACCACCTGTACGTATGGAAAGGGCTTGAGCGACTCGGGCAGACCGAGGGGAAGGACTTCTCAGGTTGGGAAATGTCTACCTTTGAGGGTGCCACCCTCACCGACGAGAACGGGAGACCATGGAGACCATGAGTAAAGAAACCGTCGACCATCCCTCCCACTACAATGCTGGATCGATGGAAGTCATCGATGCAGAGGATGCCCGTCAGTTAGCTAAAGGTCTGCTCATAGCAGCCTATAGGGCTGATGAACTCGAAGCGTTAGCCCCTGAGTGCCCCGCCTGGAAACCGTATAACCAGAAGGGCACCCGGTTCGCCTCCACCCCCAACAAAGCCAATGTCCCGAGGAAAGAACCATAGTGGCCCATGTGATTCCAACGAACCACCTTGCCTCCATCTTCCACCAAGCGAAGAAGGGAAGGGGCAAGCGGGGCCTGGACACCAAGGGGATCAAGCCGATCACCGGGGTGGTTGCCCAGGACTTCGAGAAGGCCCACCAGATTTCTCGGGGGGGAATCACCCACGAGGAGACCCTAATCTGTGTGCTGCCGCGGGGGCCTGTCAACGCGGTGGAGTACTTCGAGCATGCCAAACGGTGGCTCGAGTACTGGCTCATCGCCAAGCCGGCCCTGGCCATCGATGTGGAGTCCACCTCCCTTGATTACGCCAAGTGCCGGCTCCACTCGATCTCCATAGCTGAGGCGGCCCCCAACAACGTGGCGGTCGCCTTCCCGCTAATGGACCTGTCGCTCCTGCCCGAGGCCTGGGAGCAGTGCCTGGTTGGGCTGACCATGCAGATCCTGGCAGACCCGGAGATCGTCAAGGTCTTCCACAACGCTCCCTACGACATCGCGGTCTGTGAACGCAAGGGGCTGCCTGTCCGAGGGGAGATCCGAGACACCATCGGCCTGCACCATCTGGTCCAGCCGGACATCTACCACGACCTCGGCTACGTCGGGCACTCCTACTTGCAGGTGGGCGCCTGGAAGATGGAGTACAAGACCAACGAGGGCTACGGCGTCAAGATAAAGAATCCCTGGAAGCTCCTCATCTACAACGCCAAGGATGCTCTTTATACCATCCAGCTGGTACCAGAGATCAGTGCCCATATCCAGCAGCTCGGCATGTCCCAGGAGTTGATTCAGTGGCAATCCCGATACGCTGAGCTGGCAGCCAACATGCAGAACTGGGGCATCCCGGTCAACATGGCGAAGCGTCGGGCCAGAGCAGTCGACCGTCTCAAGCAGATGATGGCCATCCGTAAGAGAATTCGCGACTGGCTCAGCTGGCCGGACTTCAACCACAGGTCCACGGCCCACAAGGCCGAGGCTCTCTTTGGCGCCAAGTACGCCCAGGCCCCTTACAACCTGGGACTGGTCCCGACGGAGACAACCAAGGAACTGGGTGAACCCTCCACCTCCTATAAGGCCATCATCGACCACATCGAGCACCCCTTCGTGTCCTTGCTCGTCACCCTCATTGAAGAGTCCACTGCCTATGCCACCATCTACCAAGACACCCCCGACGAGGAACGTGCCAAGATCAAAGAGGCCGGCGGGAGTCTGATCGACTGTGATGTCTTCTCCATCCTGGACAAGCAGGGCAACGTGATGGACGAGGTGGAGTTCACGGAGACTGACCTCGAGGAAGGGCTCCTGGACATCATCAAGAACAAGAAGTGCGGGAGCTACGCCGCGGCGATCACCGGCGGCTACATGCACACCAAGTGGAAGTCCTACGACCAGAAGGGAATCAGGTTCACCTCGTCGCCGAACTTGCAGAACATGAGGGCCATCGACCGCGACATCTTCGAGGCCCCTGAGGGCTGGTGCATGGTGGGTGGGGACGTGGACCAACAGGAGCTCCGACGCCTGGCCGCCCGGTCTGGTTGCCGCCGCCTCATCGAGGTACTTCAGGGGAAAATCGAGCCGGGCTCCTACTTTGCTGACAAGGTGGACCCCCACACCTACTGCGCCGTGCAGGTGTTCGGTCCAGACAACTGGGAACGCTGGGACAACGTCTACCGCGGGCGCCTGCGTAAGGTTGAGAAGAACGTGTTCTTCAATGGCATGTACCTCGGGGGGCCCTTCAAGATTCAGTCCACCGCCCGCAACTCCAAGTGGGTGGACATGGAGACCCGGCGCATGCTCACCCTCGACATGGTCAAGGAGGTTCACACCCGCCTGTTCCACGGCGCCCTGTCCGAGGTCTACGTTTACCACGAGGAGAACCTGAAGAAGGTAGAGCGGGATGGCTACATGGAGATTAAACCCTTCCGCCGTCGTCGCTACTGCCCCTTGCGTCCCCTCCCTGCCACCGAACTGGCAAACTGGGACACCCAGACCGAATGCGGCGACCAGTTCAACTCCCGGCTCTGGCGTATCATGGAGGAGGGGACGAAGAAGTTCCCCCACGAGTTCGGCATGCTCCTGCACCTGCACGACCAGGGGGCCTCTCTGGTCCGCAACAATCACGCTGAGGAAGCTGCTGCCATCTACAAGAAACACCTCGGCAAGGTCGAGATGCAGTCTGACTTCGGCCCCATCTACCTCACCATGGAACCCTCGATCGCATCCAATATCAAGGACTGTAAATGATCCTCAAAGCCCCCCAGATTAGAACACTCAAGGCATTCGGGTCTTATCGTTCCGGCCTCACCACGGACTGTATCTCTTCCGCCTTGTGGCCAACCCAACACAACACTGTCGCTGGCCGCCTCCGCCGCCTCCGAGGCAAGGGTTTAGTTAGGTCCCGAAAGACAGTAAAAAAGGGGGAGACCCGAGGTGCCCTGCTTTGGTACATCACTGCCAAAGGAAAAAGAGTCTTGAAGGCACAGGAGGCGGAATAACCATGCCCACATACAAAGACTGCATCTTCACCGACCTGGATATCTCCCTAACCCCAATGCAGCGACTGGAGATCCTCGTTCACGGCAAATTCCATTTAGAGATGGAGACGTCTACCACAGGTCATCCCGGCCGGACCAAAAACACACACCTGGAGGTGACAGTCGACAACATCCCTGGCGCCATTCGCGAACAAGTCCCTTTGCGCTTCCAAAAATACTATGATCGCCTGGTGATACGACTAACAGGCCTTCGAAGAGGTAAGTAGGCTGGACTAACCTACGCCTCCAAGGCCACAATTACCCCCTATGCCTCAGCCACCCCAGACGACTCAGTCACCCTTTGGCTCCTTCACAATAACGGATGAGGACCAACGCATCTGGCGCATCTACGTGATCATCGAGCCGGATCCAGGAGGGGGGCGACCGAAGACTCTGATGTGTCGCAGCGAGATGCTCAACGCCCGCGGCCACATCGGGAACCACAGCCCTCTGCATGGATGTCAAACTGTGTTAGCGATGGCTAATTTGGCCCTCTCGGCCGGGGTGGATCCTCAGAAAGTTCTGATGTCCTTGATAGGGAATCGGAACGGCCCCCAAATCTGTAAGACCTTGCGGTACCCGGAGGAGCTCTTGGTGGACCATCAGGAGCCTCTAGAAGAGCCCCTGACCTCTTTGGTGGGCCGGTACGCCCGCTGGCTCTGGGGGCGCCTCGGAGAGCTGGCACAGGCTGTCGACGGCCCCTGATGCTCCCTACCTGCCCCGAGCCTTGGTCCGTAGGCCCAGAGCTACACGCCGGCCCTCGGGAGACAGAACGAAGACACCCCCCGCTGACCGCGTTGATCCCTTCAGATACACTGGTTTGTAGGTTCCCCATCCAGCGGCCTGCATCGACTTGCAGGACACCGCGGTCCCGGGGGTATCGATGCTCAGTCCGGTCTCAGGTGCATCCAAGGCCTCGAGCAGAATCCTCTTTTTCCCTTTCGTTAGCTGCATAATTCGCTGAGGATATCACATGCCCAAGCCCAAGAAACCAGGTCAGTTGCCTAATGCCTTGAAGGAATTCCCCGAAGAGCGGGAGTTGATCAAGCGAGAGGTCGCACAGGCCCAGGACCTACTCCCCTTCGAATGCAAGGAGATCCATAAGCCCTCGGATGTCCTTTGCCGCAGGCAAGTTACTCTCCCCCTCGAAGATTCTCTCGATGAGTCTCTGAGGCGTGCGCAGCTTGACTTGCTGATCGACGGGTGCGATGCTGCTGTCTGTCGCCACGAGGTCCCTCTCGGTCTTCGTTCCGGCACCAGCTGGGCGAACGTCCTATGGAGGCGACTGGCCCTCTACGCCCAGCTATCTCCAGACCTTGCCCTGTATACCAGTCCCCCTCTACTGCCACAGCTGTTGAGCCAAGGGCTGAGCGACAGCCTCCCGTTCAATGCACGGATTGGTGTGCGGGGTATGCCGCATGAGGTTGTGGTGGTCCTTGATTTCCGTCGAGTCCTGATGGCTCCCATCCAGGTTCTCGGAGTAGACCCTGGCAAAGGGCAAGCACAGTTCGACCTGGGGTGGCACATTAAGGGCTACAAGCCCAAGGAGGCTGCCCCTATCGCTATGGTTGTCGGGACGAAGCTAGACTCTTCCCGTAGCGGAGACCAGAACGGTTTGGTTATTGATGTTGATGATGGCGCCGGTGCCGGGGTCGGAGAAGCGGACGCCTAGCTGGGACTTGGAAAACCTGTAGTAGGCCGCGCAAGAGGGGACTACCCCCAGGCTCGCATGGGCTACGTAGTTGGCCGACAGGAACTCTGGTGAGAAGTTGATGTAGAGCATATCTAGAATCTCACTCTTGGTAGCAGAGGCGATCCCTTCTTGTGTTGTGATGGCCGGGGCGACACCAGCTCCGCTGGTTGATATCTCTGCCCAGGGGGCCCAGAATTTATCGAGGTGGGCACCGATCTCCTGAAGCACTACATCCGGCGGAGACGTTCCCGACAACCATAAGGTCCCCCTCGCCCAGCTCCTCCGCCCTTTCTTGGCTGCGGCGGGCATAAGGACGGGGTCACCAGTAGTGCTCCCTAGTGCGACCTTGGTGCCAAGATCAGCAAGCAGGTCAGCTGCAAGCTGGATGATCCCTTTGAGAGTAGGGTAGGTGTAGGCCATAAGGGTTGGGTGGCTATACTGCCCGAGGCTCGATGGGGGCTAAGGTGAGCAGAGCCTTGTCCCTGGCCGTCAGGTTCAGTGCGTAGATAGAAAAGGCTCCCTTGAACCTCTCCTTTGCCTCTGCCTTGGCCTTGCGAAGCAGCTCCGAGGGCAGGTCCGCCCCGATGTTGAAACCCAGTGCTGGCTGGTTATCGATCTCCACCTGATAACGATCCTGATTCTTCGCAGTCTTTGGGCCCCCCTTAATTCGGGTCAGCCTCCTAATCCGTACCTCGACTCGCCCATTCAAAAGTGGCATGGTGTTCCTCCTCGGGGGTTAATACTTGTCGGCCTGAAGTAGGCCGTTGTGGGCCATGATCTCTTGGATGAGTCCATAAGTGCCACCGACGTTGGAGGTGGTGTAGCTTTCGAGTACATAAGGATTGGTGGCCATGGCATTGGCTGCTGTATGTACTCCCTCCGATCCGTTGTTAATTTGGTAGGCAATCTGGGTAGTAGAAAGCATGGCCAAACGGAGGGTGTACCAGGTGTCCGCCGCACAAGCCTCCCCTGTATCCGTTGCGATGTTGTTTGCTGCCCCGTCGGTCACATCCAGGTGCCAATTGCTATTGCCATATAAGGTGCGGTCCACCCTAAAGCGGACAAAGGAAATCCCACCCTGGGTCATCATTCCGACCTGAAACTCAAAGCCGGCCGCCACGGAGCTGACTCTGACCCGGACGACGAAGACCCCCCATGGGGAACTTCCTAAGGTCCAGCCCCCATGTACCCTCACCCCTCCCTTGTCTATATGGGAATACACCTGGGCGGAATCCCCTCCAGCTGTATTCTGGAGCTCCAGAATTCCTCGATGGTTCGGGGCGCCGTCGTTGCTGTTGCGGAGGTACACTGCCCCGGTCCCCCCGAGAATTGTCTGCCACGTCTTGTGGGTGAAGTCGGGTACGGAGCGTAGTCCGGACGCAGCGGCTGGGGTGCTGAGCCAGTTCTCATAGAAGACATCTGGGAGGCTGATGTGCCCCCGAAGCTTCCCGAGCCGGAAGACATCCGCGGCGCCAGCATCTTGCAGGGCCTGGATTACATACATGGCCTTAGTAGCATTGAGCATTGTTGGGACTGCAGTGATCCCATCCACGCTCCCGTAGGGTTTGAGGGTGTTGTTCCCCCCCCTGACCAGGGTGTTCGCAGCGTAGGAGAGTAGTACTGCCAACTGGGTTTCAATAGTGCCTTGGGTCAGAACCGTGGCTACAGCCGGCAGCTCTGACAAGGACACGGTTCTGCCCGGCGCGCCGATGGTGCTGGCGCCGGAGTTCAGGGCAGCTGTATTCCGCTGCAGCAGCTGCAGTACGTCATAGAGGACCTCACGGGCTGAACCTCCACGAATCTGCTCAATCTGATAGTCCAGGTTGGTGTCGTCGATCTCGGCTGCGAACCAGTCGCTTCGCCGGCCGGACCAGTCCATGAAGTTGCCGGCGAGGGCGTCCCAGTCGGCAGAGGAAGCACAGCATGCCTGGATGACCAAGTTGCCCGCCACGTTCAAGATCAGGACGTCAGACAGGAGCACCTTACCATCGGAGAGGGAAGCCCTGTTCGGGACCACAGGGACGGCTGCCGGATTGAAGGAAGTCCCCAGCTCGATGGAGAAGTGGAAGCTCTCCTGGATTGAATGGTAGACCCAGACGAGGGTCTCATCCTGCTGCAGGTCTGACAGGACCTCGTCCTTGACCAGGAACAGGGAGGCCACGATGTACCTGCCAACCGGGCAGGCGGTCAGGATGTCCACACCAGAGGCACTGATAGCGTCGGTGTAATCTGCCGCATCAGTGGCGCCTGCTTTGGTCATTAAGACAGTGGCCGCGAGGGGAAGCTCGACACGAACCCTGGCATCGTCTCGGCAGTTGCCGGGAGTCACATCGACCTTGGTACTGGAGTTTTTGGTGACGACCAGTCCGTTGCGGATGCCCCCAAAAATTTCGGCACCAGGTGTGGCCGATGCCTTGGCCTGCAAGAGCCCAGCCTCGAAGGCTAGATCTCGTTCGGCATCTTCGACTGCATCGGTCCTGTCGTCCATGTGACCCTGAGTGACAATCTGACCTGCGTAGTCGTTGTATTTTTGCTGCATGGCTGCTTCCTCTCTTTGGGCCTACGGACTCAAGATCGTTCCGGAGCCAAGGGCTGATGTGTTTAGTGTCCAGTATCCCCCACCCGGGAGCAAGGCACCGGCCGCGATATCTTCAGGCTCGATGACGCCGATGAAGTGCATGTTCCAACCATCAGACCACTCACAGGTCTCGATGATGTCCAGCTCGGTTTGCGCATCCACGTTCAGTTGTAGCTCCAGGACCCAGCAGTTTTTTTCCCAGGAAGAACTGGGCGCCAGAGAGGTTGTGTGCCCAAGGCGGCTGTACACAGGGTCATCCAGTTGCCAGTGCTGTGCTGTCCAGAAGGGGACTACCCTGCAGGGGATACCAAATACCCCGAAGATGAAGTCTTCGATAGACCCAGGCGTGGGCCTCCTCCTCATCAGATCCGGAAAGTACAGAGCGGCCAACCGACCCAATCGCAAGGTACGCAGGGCGAACCGAAAAGGATTTCCAAGATCGTACAGGAGGAAGGGGAGAAACTCGTCAGGGCACCCAAACGGGTCTTCCAGGTACTTCATCCGTTCGGCATAGTACCTGACCAAGAGAATCGGATCGTTCAGGATCCTGCAGATCTTGTAGAGGGACCCTTCTCCCTCCTCGATATCCTGTCGTAAGTCCTTGGGGCTTTGGATACCCGGGGTGGTGAAATCGAGCCCCTGCAGGTTGACCTGGAAACTCGGCATCTCGAAACTGATTGAGGTTGTTCCCCAGTTCCCATTGGCATCGGAGCAATTCCAGTTGATGGCGTATAACCGGCCGAGGGACATAGGTTCGTCTACTTCAAGCCACACGGCTTGGCCCGCGGCAACCCCCTCTGGTAGGTCCTCCTCCACAACGAACTGGAGGTCTTTGACCAGGGGGACGTAGGCTACCTGAATGGTCTCCGGGGAACCTGCCCCCCCACCAGCTCCTTCATCATCGATCCTGTGCGTAATTTCGACATGACTCACCACCGCACGAATCTGCCGCTGGAACGTCTTTTGCCCCAACTCGTCCCTGTCGATCCCATCGTCGGCAACAAGGAGGGATGCTCGGTTCGGGGTGATGTCCAGGTACCCCCCGGAATCTACCCCATAACCTGCCGTCGAGGTGATCAGGTCGTCCCAATTATTAAGGCTCTCGATGGATCCCCGTACCCCAAGGACCATCCCAGCATCAATGGAGAGGGCCTGCTCGCTCTCCCCTCGCAGCCGTACATGCCCGGTGACCACCTCAACGTTGCCTTTTCCATATACCGAAAACAGAGTATCAAGGCTGACAACTTCGTCGAAGACCACCATTGCCTTGACGGGTGTCATCCACAAGACCTTGGAGATGGTGGGAGATGTCTGATCCTCACAGGTAAACTGGTAGTGTTCGTCGAGGACAGCAGCTCCGCCAACCAGCTGGCCCCTCACCCGAATGGTGATCTCCTCCAGGGATTTGAAAGGTAGCGTTGGTGTCACAGCTACTACCAATTCATCGAGGACTGCAGAACCAATACTCTGCCGAAGGGTTGCAGAGCCGGCCCAGCCGGCTTGCACACCGCCAGCTCCCATGTCCACCACCACCTCACTGGTGCCCGATGTTCCCCGGACGATCTCGATGATAGTGTCCGGCTCGAGAGCTATCCCTACCGTCCCGACGAGCTGGAGCGACACCAATGCTGAGATCGGGACATCTACTTCTTGGCCCCCAGGAACGCAATTGACCAGATGCAGAGATCCTACAGGGCTGTACCCCCGGATCTCGTCGATGTACAGGGCTGGAGTCTTGATAAGGATAGGAGTCGCCATCAGGACACCTGCTCCAGCTTCACCTCAAACTTGACAGTTAAGGGCCCGACGTACTGAGACAGGTGCAAGGACATTGCACCCCGTACTATATTCCCACCCTTATACTCGATGAGGGCCACACGCTCCTGGTAGCCGGTACCCCAATCAGCATATGCCCGGCCAACCCATCGGGCGCCAAGTAGGGAGATGTCAACTCCAGCCCCGAGCAGGCCGTTGTCGTTGAGGGTCTGCATCATGGCCCCAGTATCTGGGAGGGGGGCACTGAGCAACGTTTTCTGATTCTCGATGACAGCAACCTTACTTCTTTGACCTTCCGGGACGCATACCAGCCTGTGGATGCCATTGTTATCCCCGTCGGTTGCCCCAGAGATCTGGCACCACTGCTGCAGGCCATCTAATCCATCTGGGAATACTGAGGCACTGGCAGGATCCAGGATCACCCCCGACAGACCATCAGCGGGATCGATGAGGCCCCGGCTCCCTGGGGGGGACCCACCGGCACCAGCAACAAAAGAGACCTCCTCACCCAAACAGATTGGTGCCAACTCGGGCAGCCCTTCAGGTACCCGCATGTGGAACATGAAGAGCCAGAACTTGTCAGCTCCGCTGACAACAGTTGACTGCCGGACACTGGCCGTGGCCCCGATTTGGAGCTTCCGAAGCGAGTGCGGGACTGAATCCCTACCGAGGCAGAAAACCTTGTCGCTGGAGAACCCGTAGTAGTAATTTGGGTAGGGGGAGTAGTAGCCCACGTAAGGGGAATACCCGTAACCACCCGAGCCTCCGGCCTGGGAAAAGACCGGAGTGATCCTCCCTTCCTTGACTCCCGGGTATGCCCAAAGCGGCCCTGCCACGTACTCTCTCCTTCAGCCTGTTTTAGGGGCTAGTCTGACGGTGGACGGTGGCCCGGCCAAACAAGACCATGTCACCGGACTGCCCATTGGTGTACATCCCCTTGATCCCATAGAATCCATCAAGGACCGGGACCCCTCCGGAGAAATGCCCGAGTGAGTCGTCGATGAACTGAGACAAGCCAGGGATGGCCGCCCAGGACGGACTGTCCACATCATTGGACGCCAGATCGTTTTCCCACACATTCAGGACAGCTTCTCCGTGGGGATTGACTAGCACATCGAGCTTCAAGTGCTTCCAGGCCGCGGCCACATCCCCGACATCATCGAAGGCAGCCGAGGACTTGGCAAGGCAGTGGGATGCCGAAGAGGAAAACCCACTCAGGGGACTCCCCTTAAACAGACCGATCTTGTAACTGGCCTCCTGGGTCAGAGCTACCATGTACCCCTGGGCCACCGACAGGTCAGTGTCATTGAGCAGGGCAAAGAACGGAGCGAACTTGATTCCCGAGGAGAACCGCTTCATCGGCCACGATAGGCTTCCTGCCTTTCGGGACCCAGTGAACGGTTGGAAGTTGGCCAGCGCCACCCGTTTCCCACCAGCCCCAGTTGCGGACTTGATCGCCCGAAAGCCGTAGACAAAGGTGTCCGGTCCGGCCGGCGGGGTGAACGCATTCGATACACCTCTCAGGATCGACGCGGTATCGAGGGAACTTCCGTCACAGTCAGTCCAGTCAGCTTGAGCGATGATACACCTCCAGGGCCCGTCTTCTACAGGCCAGCCCCTACCTTATGGCAAGGTCTCAGTCCACGCCCCCCCGTAATTCTCGTAGCTCTTTGCAGCCCCATCAAACATTGCCGCCGATAGCACCCCGGCGCCGAGGGGTGGGAAACCATCTTCGGCGTCCTCGTTGTTTTCCCAATCGGTACTGTAGTGCTCCCAATCCCTGGGGATCCCGAAGGTGAAGGTGGCCGGCGTGGATACTCCAATATCCGCATCCAAGGGGAATCCGAGCCGGGCGGTCCCTCCGGTCACTTTTACCGTTCCGGTCTCATCTGTAGCTGATTGCAGACCGAGATGGTCATCATCTGGCGCCACCCCAAACCCGGCGGCGCCGAGAAGGGTAGTCAGGTCCAGAGCAATGTCTACAGCTCCATTCAAGTCCCTGGTGAAAACCAAGACAGCAGGTGCGCCCCCATCGATTTCTACAACTACCGTCTCCCCCATCAGGATGCTCAGCGACAATGCTTCGGTGAACTTGGACCACAGGACTCCACCAGGGAACATGTAGCTGGAGTCCTCGTTGTCCTCCCACCCTTCCTGGTATCCCTCATAGTCATCTGTTAGGGCATTGAACATAGCCTCAACCAGATCGGATACACCAAACTGGGACTGGGCATCATGGTTATACCTGGGATTGAGGGGATCAACCAGTGTCTGTGGCTCGACCCAGGAGGTGCAGTAGGTCTCCTGGGGCTCGCTGTTGTTCTCAAACATAGCAACCACCAGGTCCCCAACCCCAAAAGCTACCTGAGCTAGTTGGTTTGACCCCCACCCAGCACAATATCTCTCAAACGGAACTCGCCGCCCCCCATCCACGAAAGTAGCTACATCCTCGGCCACACCGGTCTGCTCTTCGATCCAATCTTGGGCTTGCCCCCAGCCTGGGCCGGCGATCTCGAAAGAGGGATTTTTGACGTCTGCGGTCATCCCGATTAGATCTCCACACCCTCATCCATGTCCCAGATGGTGACCGTTCCGAGCACTGGGAACTCCTCATAACCCAAAACAACCGAGCCGCGGGTTCCATTCAAGACCAGGTTCTCGTCGTCGGGGGGAATGCTCGCTACAGCAGATGTCCCGGCGATCACCTCGAAGATGCCAGACCAGGCCATCTGGGAGGTGATGGTCCCACCGGAATCTGTCAAGCGGAATCCGAAGTCTACGGTGTACAGGGGGGCACGCTCGCTATCGGCAATGGCGAAGTGCATCTGCAATGCACGAACGATGGCACTCCTCGCCGCGGTCTGGGAAACCCCTGCAGCCTTATAGACCTGAACTACGATGTTGACTGTCTTGAAGACAGCATCAAAGACATCTATTCGGGTCCCCATCAAACCCGGCGCCGCCCCCCCAGGTGCAAAGATGGCCCCGATGGCATCTCGTTGGGAATCTGTAGGAGCAGCAGGGGGGTAATACAGCGAATCAGAGTATTGTGATCCGAGGGCCACGATGTATAAACGTCCTACATCCTCGGGGACACCTGCGACATGGTTTGAGGTAATCAGGGCCGATTGACCTACCCCCCCGACCGTCTCCGCCATAGCCTCGGCGTCAACTTCGTTAACAGTCCGCTCCCAAGCACGAATCTGGGCAGGCATCCGTACCCGGGCCTCCTCAACAGACATCTGGTCGAGACCCCCGGAGGATGGTGCCGAATTGGTGAACTGAACAGTGACCTTATCACCGTCCTCGTTGTACACGGCATCCAAGATGGTCCATCGGGCACCGGCGACCACGGCGTTGTCTTTCCCACCTCCAGTCTTGTACAGAATCTCGATGTCCCCTTCGCCCATTACACCATGAATACCATCCCCGAATTGCAGGTACGCCTTGCCGTAGTTGTCGATGAGGATGATGTATCCCCGGTCGCTATTCCCCATCTCCAAAGGACTGATCCAAGGGAGACCAGTGTCAGGGCGGACCCGGTCAAAGGGCCCGTTTGGATCGGACACGACAATGGAGGCTGGAATCACAGGCCAGTGCCCGAGGACAATAATCTGCCCCGGAAATCCTGATGCCTGTTCGATGGCTTCGTGTGAGTCTGATTGCTCCAGTGTCAGAGAGGGGGACTGGATGGAGCCACCAGTGATCTCGGAAACCCCTGTGGAAGCCAGTTGCCAAATCCCCTGTCCGGACTGCAGACGAATCGGCTGCACCTCCCCTGCCCCGGGGAGAAAAATGCGCTTCGGGGCTGCAGCGGCGCCGGCCGTCGAGAAGTAGCCCGGAACGATGGCAGCCTTTGCTCCGGACATAGACAACCCACTCGGTCGGATCTTCCGGATGCACATTAACCGATCGGTGACCTGGGCGAAGGTAAGCTGGCGTGCACGCTCATTGATCAGGGAGAAAGCCGCCCCCCCGACAAGGGCCTGGCCTTCTAACAGGACGTTTTCCGCACTGGCCAACGACTGGTCAACCCAACCGTCATGTGCCCGAGCTGCCATCCAAGCCTGGCGAGCACGAATGGACTCACGATCCTGCTGGACCAGAATCAGGTCATCTTCCGGGACGAGAGGTCTGTACATTTAGAGCACCACTGACAAGGAGCTACCCAGCCCTCCGCCATCAGGCAGTGCCCCGAGAGCTCCCTGACCTCGGAGGGACTTGACCGTCCAGACAATATCCACTCGCAGTCGAGCACCCGACTGCCTGAACATATGGACTGAGTGTAGCACAATACCTGGACAGTAGATGCTCACCTGGCGCTGGAAGTGGGCCACAGCGCTATCTACCAGCCCCCCAGACAAGACTCCCCCATCAGAAGAGGACTGGGTCATGTGCTGCGTCCGGACCGCATCAAAGATGGTCCCATACTCCAGGTCAATCCAGTAGGCCCCCATTGGTGTCCTGACAAGATGCTCGAGGGCTTGCCGTACACGTCCCACTCCCTGCGTCGTGAGCATCTGAGGCCCAACGAAGGTCAGTGGCCACGACAATGCCTGGGCGCGCAACCCTGGAGGCATCCTTGCAATATTCTGTGATGGATTTTGGCCAGCTCCGTTCATGATCTCCCTATTCTACCTCATTTATCCCCTAGAAATACTCGAAGGTGGGGAGGTTATCCAGGATGTCCATGAACGGAGGGCCGATCACAGCACCAGACTGGACATCGATAAGCATGGGCCGCGGGACTCCATCAATGAAAATGGGCTTGACAATTACTCCAGAGGCCAGGGGTTTTAGGAAGTTGTAGATCTCGACCAAGAGATACCGATTAAATCCGATGACCGACACCATAGGTCCTAACGGGGGGATTGGGAGGAAGGGCGGGGATTCCCCGGTTGGACCACCAGCGATGATACTTATGAAGGATGGGGGCGGGGGGAACGGAGTTGGCGCACCCCCCTGCTGAATCTGATCCTTGATGTCCTTCATGAAGTCTTCCATGTCCTTGAACTGATCGATCATGGGCTTGAGGAGTTGGCCTCCAGGTAGCAGAAGGAAGGGCTCTAGAAGGACGGACATGGCGGGTCCAATAAAAAGCATCTGGTCAGAGATTGTTGCGACAGGTGCAAGCATGTCGGTTGCCGCACACGGAATCTGACCCTGAAGTTCCTTGTCCATAAGGAGTAGAGCATCCGAGGCGATCGACTGGTAGTCTGCAATGATCTGATTCATGGCCTGTAACAGGAGAAAGATCTCGTCAATGAACAGGATGCAGTACCGAGCAATCGTCATTCCGTATTGAACGTAAGCCAGGGGGGGAAGAGACTTGACAATCTCAAGCACATACTTGGTCAGGTTCTCGATGCAGTCGAAGATAGGATCTGGCGACAGAGTCATGATCGAATCGGGGATTACTTGGAAGCACTTGGAAATCTGCTGGGCGAGCTTCTGCAGAACCATCCATCGACGAATCGATGCCATGGCCGGGGCGATCATGTCCTGGAACTCACACAGTAGGTCCCCTGTGTCGGGCACCTGAGCTAAAGACCCCCAGGCCTTACGCAGGGCACCAAAGTTCGGAAGCTCCAACTCTGGTAGGGTCTCCGGGACAGGAAGCGGCCGGCAGATTACGTCGAGTGCTTCCAGGGAGGGATCATCAGCCATCAGATAGTTCCATTGTTCAGGCCACCCTTGGTGACCTTGCGTCCCTGAATTTCAACCCCCAACTTCGCATCGATGTTGATGGACCCCATGGCGAAGATCTTGATCCCAGCTCGACCCTCAATCCTCAGGATCTCTCCGGTCCCTGTCTGACCACCACCCCTCACAATCTGGACTTTGGTCAGGCCACTCTTTGATGCCATGGTCATGGTGTGTTCTCCATCCACTCCCTCAACACCTTCCTCTTGAACAGAGAATACAAACTTATCATCCTCCCAGATACACACCCGCTCTCGCCGCTTCGCAACATCTACGTCAGGGTTGAACACGGAAGGTGGCCCCTGCACTGACCCGTCCTCGCCAAGAGTGAAGTGGGAGGGAAAGTACTTGGCGTAGGCATCAGGACGATCCCATTCCCCCCAGGCAAAGGTCACATCAATCATCGACCCAACCCTGGGGGGTGGATAACACGACCCCTGAACTTTGCCGTCCTCGCTGATGCTTGACCCTGGCACATTGCCCGGCCAGATCCAGAATGGAGTGGCTTCTTCATAGTATCCAGGAAGGCGAGCCCGTACCCTGTGCAGTCCATCAGGATCAGCCCGATCGGTTACAATTCCAGGTATAAAGCCACTGATGCGTTCGCCCATCGTCTCAGGTTCCTCCCCCAGCTCTCATCCGTTTGCGGCCCGTAACGTACCCAGTTCCAATCTGGATGTTACGCGTCACCTGCCACCACTTTTGCCCCCCCGTCTTGACAACCTCTATGTCTTTTCTCCTTTTGTCCTCGGGGGGAAGTTTCAGGCGGGTGTTGGTCCCGTAGACAATCCCACCCCCCCCGCCTGGTTGACCCGGCTGGAGCGTATGATGGGCCTCCCCGATGAGCCAGACACCATCACAGAAAATGGAGCCAGTCCCTCCAATTCGACGAGTCTTACCTGCTTGCAAACGGGGGTTGCCAACATCTTCTGCAGAGAGCATGAAGCCCTGGGAGAGTTTATGGATGAAGTCCCTCTTGGCCTGGTCAGATACCTGAATAGGGGAGTTGGCCAACGCCGGATACACATAGTTCCTCATGATGGCATCCCGATGCGCAGCCGGCAGTGACGTCCCGGCCCCCCCTCCAGGCACAAGCCCAAGGTCCTGAACATAGCCAGTCCCCATATTAATGGACCGGGTGACCTGTTCCATCTCAGCGTCCCGCACGATCACCTTGCGGGTCTTCGGGTCCACACCGGTGCGCTTAACCTTCTTGGGCATAGGGAGCCGGAAGTCCGAATCGATGGAGAGCTTGAGTAAATCTTGCCCTGCCCCATAGACTGAACTTTCAACAGGTTCCCCCTTCTCCCGGTCTCCTTCCCAGGTTGGGGAATGCCAGTGGAGTACTCCCTCGTCGTCGATCTTGAACTGGAAGCCGAACTGGTCCGCCATGATCTGCAGGTGGTCCGCATCGGCCCGACCAGCGGGAATTTCGATACGCTCCAGATGGTCCGAGGTGGTCTGGACCAAGATACCACTAGGGTTGAAGCCGGCCCGGCGGGCGATCTCTTGCACAGCTGCAGAGGAGGACTTGGCGACGATGATCCGGGGGCCCTTTGTCCCGGACTCGCCAAGTTGCATCTCCATCCCCATTAGGTCGCTCGTGGCGGCGAAGGCTCGTCGGGACTTTCGAATTTGACCCTTGCTATCCGTTCGAACAATCTGGACACCAGGTGGGTTCCGACGATTCAGCTTCCATCCTTGCGGCATCTTGCCGCCCTTGGCATTCCTGTTCCGGCCGAACAGAGTAGCCACACTCTCATTCTGCCCAACCGTATGGCGCCCCTCGCCATGAGCACGAACTCCGACTCCCCCTCGCTGTCGGTTTAAAACAAATACCTTCCACGGAAATGTGCCGTCGATGTACCCCAACTTGATAGCGATGATCATCCCGGCGGACAATGACCTATGGTCAGAGAAGAGCCCGTCGTGGTTCAGGACATCCATCTCAAGCTGATCATACTCTTTGATTCGGTCCACATACTTGACACGCAGCACTCTCTCCAGAAAGGCCCGGGGGCCAATCTTGCCCTGCAGCACCTGTACATTGAAGACAGGATTCCAGGTCTGGAAATCAGTGGCCGGCATGTCTTACCCCAACTCGGGTTGCTCGGACAAAGATGACCCATAGGCGATTGAGAAGTACTCGATGGGTGGGATCATGATAATCCTCCCCCGGGCCAGCGGTTCAAACGGGTCCTCAATCGGGTCCTCCTGGAACTGAGCAATGATCTCCCAGGCGTCGATAGGCCTACCGAGGATCCCCCGGTAGAACATTCCCGGCAAAGACATCGGCAGCTCCCACCCCTTGCACTCATACGCCTCGGGAAACGCCTCGCCGACCATCTCCAGGTTGGGCAGTCTCTCCGGGACGGACAACACCATACGACCATCTGTTCCTTCATAAATATAGCCGTGCCGACCAAGGCCCCCAACATCATAGGCCGCCAGATCACTCCTGGATGCACTATTGGCCACTGGTCCCTCCCTGTCCCCCACTCCCTATACCAAGACCCACAGCCCCGACTCCTCCGTCGACACCGAGACTGTTGAGTGCATTATAGATACCCCCGAGGCCAATCCCTGACATGCCCTGGGCCATCACATACCCCGCTGTGCGGAGGCCCTCGACATGCTCAGTGACAGTTACTATTAACGTACCCTGTCGCGGGACCAGGTCTTCGTCCCATCGAACGATGGACCGCTGCACAGCATCTACAGAAATCAACATGGTGCAGGTATTAGGCCACAGAAGCATCAGCCGAGACGGGGCCAGGCCGTACCCCCGTGGATGCAGCTTCGAGATGAGCCACCGTTCGGCCATCGGGAGCTCAGCTTCGTCCCGATCTGTCCATCGGTCCTTCGACTTTTTCCCTCCGTGCCGCATCTTGTCGAGCATCCTGCGCTCAGAATGCTGGAGCACAATGGAGAAGGTTTCGAATCCATCCGTCCCCTCATATTGGGGGACCGCCGCCCCCCCAATCGGCTTGGGGCTGCCTGTCCGCGCTTGGATCTTCTGATCCAACTGTGTTGGATTGTATAAGGCAGTGATGTAGTCCGACGGGTCCATTAGGTCGGCAAACCTCAATCGCGCTCTTGCTCGAGTAGGCTCTGTCCCTTTACCCGACATCAGAGAGTTCCTCCGGGCCCGTCAGGGCGTCGGCCATCGTTGGTCAACGGATCCCCCGAACCTTCATTACGGACAGGGAGCACCCCCGCCCGGCGGATACCCTCAGCCATGGCTGAGGCTAACTTTTCATGTGCCAAGGCAGCCTCAAGTGCCTGATTCATTCTCTTGGCCTGCTGGCCCGCAACAAAGCCGACCCCCGCCTCAACCATCGCTGTGTAATCTGCTTCAACCCCTTTTTCAATCTCGGCCTTTCGACTCTGGGGAGCATTAATGGCTGATGATGCCTGGGCAGTCATTGCCGCAATCCCGCCGTAATGTATGCCTGCTTTCGGACCAGGACCAGGGTGGGGCGATGCTTGTTTGACTAATGCAGCAACCCCCCCAAAATGTAGTCCAGCTTTTGGGCCAGGTCCAAGGTCCCCCCCGATCCGAGTCCCCCCTCCGCGGCCGAAGGGCATACCAAGGACAGAGCCGAACAGACCGAAGTCCCCACTCTTTTCCTGAGGACCACCGGGGAGACCGGCCACATTCTGGTTGTACCCCGGAACAAAACTTCCATGGCCGCCTCGATATTTCCCCCCCGCAGCCAGGGTGAGGAGATTGGAATACTGCAAATTCTGTGGGGTCCCGATGCCAGCAACCTGACCCAACACCCCCTTACCGTGCTTGCCGGCGAAGCCTTTGGTGAACCCGCCGACACCCATAGTCCCCATATGAGTGAGGACGGCCTGCCGGACCTGCAGCAGCTTCATTAACCGAGCATGCTCTCGCGGAGTAGCCATCCCGGTGGCCGCCTTCTCCATCAGCATCTCAGCCTCAGGAGACGAAGCAACAACCGTCTGGGCCATACGTTGCTCAGTCGACCCGAGCCGACCTCCGACAGCAGCCTTCTGCATCATCCGAGTGGCTGTACGGTAGGTTCCCCACTTGATGACAGGGGGCTCATAGGCAGCCAGCGCCTTGGTCTCCTGCAACACCTTGTTCATCTTTTCAAAGCCGTACTGGAAGGTGTTGTTGAGTTCCTTTTGCAGTGTGACCTGACGTGCAGTCAAGTTGATCTGCTTCTGAATCTGCATGGTGGTCTTGGCAACTTCACTCCCCATGATCTCCTTGTGGAACTTGAGACGCCAGCCGGCCCACTCCTTCTGAAACTTCGTCATCTCCGTGCCAAAGTTCTGGCCGAACTTGGCCTGGTAGGCATCAGCAAATGCCATTGCATCCTTACGTCCCAACCCTTTCACCCCCTTGACGCCGAACGCCTCGAAGGCCATTCCTCCTCCACGACGAGCAGCTTCAACAGCAGCCCCCCCTCGTTTGTCCGCCCAGTACTCCTTCCAACCCTTGGTGGCCAGGGACAAGACCTCCTCGAAGGCCAGGATCGCGCCGTAGGCAATACCAAGTCCAGCAGCGAATTTCCCGAGGCCCATCGTTGCACCCCAGACGGCAGCGCCAGCACCGCTGCCGATACCACGACCTACTGGCCCAAATCCCCCAATTTGCCCCCCGAGACCTGAACGCATACTCTTAGGCCTCGCGTATGTCCCGACGTAAGGATTGACCATAGGAGCCGCGGCAAGCAGTCCCCCCGCCCAACCCGCAGCTTTGCTCACCCCGATGTATTGAGACACGTTCGTCAGCAACCCCTTGGCGCCCTTGAGCAGAGCTACCGAGGCAAACAAAGAACCCCCAACAACACCTACCTTCGTCAGCATTCCAAACAGGGCACCGAACACGGAGTTGTTGGCCAAGGACTGGAAGCCCGCGGCGATTCCCTTCAAGCCGGTCACGACTGTCTTGAGGGCCGGCGTGAACATGTCGCCGACGACACGGGCCGCCTTACCCATCTCTTCAGCCATCAGTTCGATCTGCCCACTCAGAGTCTGGAGCCTCTGCTCGGCGATCATGTCGATGATGTTCTTGGCTTGCTTTGCTTCATCCCTCAGAGCTGCTAGAGCCTCCCGTCCGTACAGCACACCCTTGCCTTGAATTTTCACGCCCTGGGTGAACCTCTGGATGGCCATGACCAGCGGCCGGATCGACCGCTCCCCAATCGGCACCCCAGCTGGGGTCTTCGACGACAGAGCATCCATGACGGCCTGGGTCCCGAGCTTCCCCTTGCCCCCGAACTTCCCGGTTCCCATCATGCGGTCCATGATGTCACCGAGAATCTGGTCGATGCCTCGGATCTTCCCACCGGCACGGGTGGACACCCCAATACGTCTTAGACCCTCTTCAGCTCGGCCGCGGCCCAGCTCGGACATCAGGCGGAAGGTCTGGGTGGCGGCCCGACGGTTCGACCCCTGGAGCTGGCTAGCCACGGCAAAGACGGAGCTTGTGGTCAAGAAGTCCTGCTGCCCGCGGAAGGCAGCGGCCCCCAGCTGACCAGCCACCGGGGCGAAGTCTTCGATCCCGACACCGAGGGCACGACCAAGGCCAAAGAGCTGGGCGGCCCGCCCCTTGGCCACCTTGGCGCTGCCACCTGTTGCAACCATACGCCCCATGAAGGCCGCGGACTGCTGCAACGACAACTTCCCGAACGATGCCACAGACAGCGAGGCCGTCTCCCTCAAGGTGGCCAGAGCAGCCGACGATGAGCCAGTCAGGCGCCGCAGGGACAGAGCTGCCTCAGCGATCTCCTTCGGATCGAAGGGAGTCAGGCTGGCTACCCTCAGGATCTGCTTTTCGTATCCGGACATCTCCATGCTGGTGGCCCGGGTCAGAGCACGGATCTGGGTCAGGGCCAGCTCCATTTCCTTGCTCTTGTTGACGAATACACCCATGCCCCGGAACAGAGCGCCACCGACGAGCATCCCCACAAAGGCTCCGGCGATGTTCCGGAACCCCCCTCCACCCCCCTGCATCCCCCTGGCG